CCCCGGTTGTCGCCGATGACGAGCTGGTGCGGGACGTCGAGGTCGACCAGGTCTTGGCTCGTCGTGTTCACGGCGCAGACTCGAGCATACCCCAGTCGCTTGAACGCCTCGGTGATCCTGCCGCCGCCTTGGCCGGCGCCGATGAACGCCATGCGCAGAGCCGCGTCGAAGGCGTCCTCACGGAAGACTGCCTCGGTGTCTTCTGCATCCGGGTCCTCGACAGCAACCTCCTCGAAATCGGGTAGGTCGATGCCGGTCGTCGCTCGAGTCGGGGGAGTTTTCGCCTTCTCCTCTCGAGCGACCTGCTCCGGAGCCGCCGGGGCAGTCGGGTGGTCATACAACGGATCAGGAGCGGGGGCTCCACGCTTTCGTCCTTGTCTAGTCATCGTCTACCTCGCCCTTACGGTAGCAGAAATGACGAGGCGATCTCTACCCTCTGCATGGAGGAAGGCACGGGTCCAGGTTGCGGATGATGTGCCCGACCACCTCGGCGCACTGGGGAACGACGGAGTTGCCTAGGGCTCGAAGCCGAGCCCGGTCCATCCGGGCATGAAACCCATGAGGGCTTCGACGAACACCGGGTTCAGGGCCACCGTCACTGAGGTACGCTCCCCAGGCTGCCTGATCTCCGCACTCGGGAGGAAATGGGAATGGAGCGCGTCCGTCAGCGTGGTCCCCGGTTTGCCCTTCAACATGTAGCCTTGCCGTCTTGAGGATTTCGCGTCGGAAACGGTGGGGGTCGGCCAGATGGAAGTCGGCTGCGGACTGGTAGGCTGACTCGGGTCGGGTGGAGCGCCACTGCCTGAAGAGCTGCTCGGGCATGTGGTGGGGGTTGGCCGCGACAAGGAAGATGCGGGCGCGAACATGTGGCGCCCCCACATCCCTTGCTTCAATCGGGACCGGTAGGCTCGCATACTCGAGCCGTTCCAGGTCTCGTCGGACGGCATCGACCCATTTGTTGCCGCCTGACGCAACGTTTTCGACGACGACCCACCTCGGATGTAGTTCCTCAACGAGTCGAGAGAACTCGTACCAAAGCCCGCTACGAGAACCTGCAAGGCCACTTCGTGTACCTGCGGAGGAAATGTCTTGGCAAGGGAATCCCCCACACAGCAGGTCAGGTCGGGGTTGCCCTTCGGCTTCTCGGACATCGACTACGCTCCTGTCAACCTGCGGCCAGTGCTGCTCGAGCACCCGACGACAGAACTCGTTCTGTTCGACTTGCCAGAGTACAGGACCCAGACCGGCGAGCTCAAGACCGTGCTCGAGCCCACCGATCCCAGAGAAGAGGCTCCCGATCGAGAGCATCAGGCCCCTACGAATTGCTTCCAGATGTCGGGCGCGGCCTCGGGCAGACGCAGCGGCTCGAGAGGAAGACTGTTCGGGCGCCTCGGTACGCAGTGCAGGGTCATGCCGGCTTGGTCGGGCGTGCGGCCGTCCTTCTTGGAGTTGCACGCCTTGCAAGCCATCACGATGTTCGTCCACGTCGTCAGACCTCCCTGACACTTCGGGATGACGTGGTCGTACGTGAGCTTCGACAGCGGCAGCTTCCTCAAGCAGTACTGGCAGCGGTGTCCGTCACGAGCCGCGACGTTCGTCCGCGAGAACTTGATGCCCTTCTTCGCCGCGCCGAACGGTTTGCGCACGCGAATCACGGCGGGAAGATCCATTTCCACGCTTGGGCTTCGGACCGACTGGCCCGGATACCCCGCGAGCTGCTCGAACTTCCCCGTGTAGATGCCCGTTATCGCCTCCGTCCACGGGATGATCTGGATCGGCATGTACCAGCTCGTCAGCACCAGTGTTCTCGCTTCCATGACCTACCTCCGTCTCTTCTTTCTCATGATGTTTCTCCTCGAACACGACCCGGCCGTCTACGACGGGCCGTACCTTCAGACGCTCTCTCCAACGATGATCTGACGGGTAGGGGTGCAGCAAGTCCCTCATCAGGAAATCTGCTTCGTCCTCCGTCTCCACCACGATGCACAGGTAGCGCCGACGCAGTTCCATGTCTGCGACGGTCCATCCGTTCTTCCTCTTCACGCGCTTCGTGGTCATGGGTGCTCGGGGCGAGATTCGAACTCGCACTGGACGGGTTCTAAACCCGCTGCCGCTGCCAGTTGGGCTACCCGAGCCTACTTCAAACTGATGGGCTTGTGACGCTCGCCGGGAGGAATCGTCTTGGCTTCCGACGTCACGTGCACCGTGAGCTTCACCTGGACCCCTTCAGGCGTCCGCACGAGGACAGTCTGGCTTCCTCGAGGGCGTGCCGCACAGAGCAGGTTCTGGAGCTTCGCGGCGATGTGCCCGTCCAGGTAGACGTGGACCTCGTCACTCTTCTCCCTCACTTCGATCAGCTTGTTCATGGTGCGCGGAGAGGGAGTCGAACCCTCACAGGGACTATGCCCCACTTGGCCCTCAACCAAGCGTGTCTACCATTCCACCACCCGCGCGTGGGTGCTCAGAGCGGGACTCGAACCCGCACAGCCACAAGGGCCACCAGTTCCTGAGACTGGCGTGTCTACCATTCCACCACCTGAGCTCAGTGCCAACGGAGGGATTCGAACCCTCACTTGACCGCGTTTGAAACGGCTACCTCTGCCAGTTGGGCTACGTTGGCTCATCTCGCAATTCTCAAGTCGTCGAGCTCCGCGATGACCTCGGCGTCTATCTCCTCGCTCATCTTCTCGGCGAGCGACTTCGTGATCTCCTGCTCGACGCTGGGCATCGTGTTCTCGATGCACTCCAGCACGGCAAGCGTCTCCTTGGCGATCTGCTCTCGGAGCTCGCGTGAAGGGTTGCCGCAGTACTCGAACTCGATGCGCAGCACCTTCGGGTTGGCGTCGATGCTTTCCTTGTGGACAACCCGCCAGCTCTTCTCGAACTCCTCTCGGGAGCAGCCCATCTTCTGGACTTCCCCGTCCGTGAGCAGCACGAGAAGGTTGCCTTGCTCGACCGCCGTCACCCGCAGGGGGATGAACTCGGTCTCGGTCTCGTGGCCGGCCGGGACAGCGAAGACGATGTCGCCGGGACAGACGCTGGAGACGGGAGCCTCCTTCATGTGCATCACCGTCCGAGACTTGTCTTGGATGGTGTGCCACCGAGGGAACCGGACTAGTCGGAGACGATTCATTTCAACCCCAGCACGGCCTTGTCTTCGTCCGTGAGCTTCGCGAGCGCTTCCAACCGCTTGGTGGCCCACTTGTTAGCGTCCTGCCAGGACTCGACCTTGATGGGCTTGCTGCTCTGGGTCTGATCGAGCAGGTAGTGAACGAGGTCGAGCCCCTCGTCGTCGGCGAGCTCGAGGCAAAGCACCTTGCGGTCCGTGATGTGAACCTCGCCTCCCATCCCCGTGAGAATCATCGCGACGTTCTCGGCCACCGCCCGATCCGTGTAGAACCTGGTCTGCGCTGCGCCCTTGAGCACGACAGCCGTCTGGTAAACCGGGAAGATCGTACAGTTCCACGCTTTTCTCATGGTGCGCCTCGTGGGAATCGAACCCACCTCTGCGTCCTCGTCATGGACGTGCCCTCCCAGAAGGCTAGAGGCGCCGAATCAAAACCTTCCGCGCGTCGTCTGGAATGCGACCGCCCTTCTCGATCTTTCGCAGGACTTCGAACGCGAGCTTCTTGTTCTCGTCCGTGTCGATGATGGCGACCATGTCCCCCGACTTGCCGTTGCGCGGGCCGCGCAGTTCGAAGTCGAACCGCACATCCTCTTCCGACAGCAGTTCGTAGTCGTGCTCCTCGAGCAGAAGGTGCCCGTTGTGGCTCACCATGATCATGCTCGGCAACGTAACAGCTACCGGAGGGATTGTCAAGTAGGGGTGCCCGGAATCGAACCGGGCCTAGACGCATATAAGACGTCCTGATCCGACCAGAACCACACCCCCAGACGCACGAAAACCCTGGCTCCGTCTCGGGGGTCAGGGTCTCGCTATGTCCTGGTCACTGGCCCGCAAACCCGAAAGCCTGCGAACCCTGGCCCCTTCTGCTCCTTTTGAGAGCCGGGAACCACCCACCCTGTTCGGGTTGGGGTTTCCAAAGACAGGGAGGACTCTACTCAGCCCACGCGAACCGTCAAGAAAAATCGTACGCGGTGCACGCGGAGGGATTCGAACCCACACTTTGCCGGGTTTAGGCCGGTCGCCTCTGCCGTTGGGCTACGCGCGCAGCAGCTTGCCGAGGTCTTCCTCGAGCTTCTCGACCGTCATCGCCTCGAGCTTGCCCTCTGCGGACTCGTAACGGGCCCCTAAGCGCGGCAACGCGAAGCGGACGACGAATCGGTCGTCTTCCTCGTCACCGGCCCACAGGACGGCTTCTGCGACCGTCCAGGTGATGGGCTGCTCGAGCTCGAACTTCGGAGGTTGCTCGCCGCCTCCCACCGGGGCGTACGAGAGCGTGACGTGCGGGTTGTAGTCGGGGAACTTCTTGGAGAACGCCGCGCCGGCCGCGTCGAGGGCCTCGGCGAGTTTGCCACGGAGCTCGTGTAGTTCGTCGCTCCGCACCTTGCCGATGACCGGGACCTGACCAGGCTTCCAGTCGGGGTTCTCGGGGAAGGAGTCGACCTCGGCAACCGCGACCGGGAACGGCGCCGTGCTCTGGAAGACCGGAGCTATTGCTTCGATCGCCTTGCACACCTCGCCGATCGGGATCTTGTCGCCGAAGTACACGAGCGTGATGTGGTGCGAACCCTTGCCGACCGGGTCGCCGGGAACCTCGACATCGCTCAGGAGCTGTCGGATCTCACGGGGGACTGAGATACCTAGAAACGCCATGCTTCACCTCTTCGGTGCGCGCTCGGGGGATCGAACCCCGCTCTCCCGCCTTGTAAGGACGGCGCCGTCACCAGACGACCCAACGCGCTCGAGCTCGTCGGAGTAGTGCTGCTCGAGCCGGTCGCGGGTAGAGTCAAACTCCGTCCAGTCCCCGGTGAGCACCGCCTTCCGGAAGGCGTCCTCGAGGTCGGACAACACGACAGCAGCTTGCGGGCAGGCCATAATTCCTCTTTGGCATTCGCACCCCTTCCCCATGGAGGGGAGCATACCAGTCGGAGCAGCGGGAATCGAACCCGCCAACGCCTGTTCCCGAAACAGGGGGCCCACCTTGAGCCTTCACTCCGTAGAAAGCGAGGATGATAGCGACCAAGAGAGCTTCCGGACTCGAACCGGCTAGGCATGTTTTGATGACACGCAGTGAACCAATCACGATGAACTCCTGATCTACGCCTCGCTTGGAACCGGGACTGGGATTCGAACCCAGACAGTGCCAGCTTCAAAGGCTGGTGACCTACCAATTGGTCGACCCCGGCAGACGACGAGGATGATGACGCACAAGGTTCCTTGTACCGCGTCCTGACCACTAGACGATCCCGCTTCATAGCGGGAGGAGGATTTGAACCTCCGTTTCGGGCTTGCAATGCGAAGTAGCCCTGCACTACGCCTCGTCGGTGGCAGCAGAGGGACACGAACCCTCGCGGTCGCGGATATGAGCCGCGCCTCCCACCTTGGGATGCTGCCGGATGCGGGAGCAGGATTTGAACCTGCGGTCTCGAGATTATGAAACTCGCGAGGACGACCAGACTCCTCCACCCCGCTATGAGCGTCCTTCCCCGGAGTCGAACCGGGAACACAACCTTCGGAGGGTTGCATGATCTCCATTTCACCAGAAGGACTTGAACCGCCTGCATTGCAGGACGGATCGTTTCGACCAATGCCACTGACCGGTGCGCCCACAGCGAGCACACTTCGACCGCCATGTTCTCGGATCCGAGATGCCTCGGAGCATCGCCCAGACGACTCCTCGGACGTCGCCCAGGGGTCGGCCGTGCTCGTGCGGTTCTGACGTTCTCATTGGCAGCCCTCCCAGGATTCGAACCCGGATTCCGTGATCCGTAGTCACGTGTGATGTCCATTTCACTAGAGGGCCTCGGCATCCCCGGCAGGACTCGAACCTGCAAGGATCGGTTTAGAAGACCGACTGCCGTCCATCGGCACGGGGACTCAGACCTTGCCTTTGGCTAGGTCCCGCATGACTTCCCGCACCAGTGTGGGGTCGACCTTGAGGGCCTCCGCGATTTCGAACGCGGAGATGCCTGGGTCGGCCTTGGCGAGGTAGTCGGTCAGTCGCTTGCGTAGTTGCTCGTTGATGGGCGCCGAGCCCTTCACGACCGGGTCAGAGCCCGCCACGGAGGTGGCAGCAGGGGGAGGCGTGCCGACCAGGTCGCTCAGGAGCTGCGTGTGTTGGACCACGAGGGGGCGCAGCTTCTCCTCGAGCGCGGCGATTTCCTTGTCGAGCTCCTCCCTCTCGGCTTTCTTCTTCTTGAGCTCGCCGCCGAGCTCCACGAGTTGAGATCCTATTGCGAGAAGGTCTGCCGCTTCTTCCATCGGTGCTCCCAGCGGGACTCGAACCCGCACCTTGGCCTTGAGAGGGCCACCACCTATCCGGTTAGTCAGATGGGAGCATAACCAGTGCTGTTGTGATTGTCAAGCAGAGCCACCGCCCGGAGTCGAACCGGGACCACCGGAGTACAAAACCGGCACTCTGCCTCAGAGCTACGGTGGCAGACGAGGCACCTCGATCCACCGAGGCAGAACGGGGCCTCAGAGGCGCGACCGGGAATCGAACCCGGCAGTACCCGTTTTGCAGACGGGGGCCTTTCCCAGTTGGCTATCGCGCCAGAAGATTCTTGGTGCTCGGGTATTCGAACCCGCCAGGCTTGAAGCTGGGGTCCGTCTCGTGCAGATGCTTCTTGCACCTGATCTTCATCAGGATGAGCTGCCCGTGCTTGAAGTCGAACAGGTGCCCGTCGACCCAGCCGAGGCGTTGCACCTTCGGCACGGGGACTTCCTTCCCACACACGTCGCACGGGCTCGTGGACATGCTAGCGAGCCTTATCAACTGTCGTCGCGCTTGTCAAGCACTTTCGATTCAATAGAGCGGGCAGTGGGAATCGAACCCACCGAGACCGCGTTGGCAACGCGGCGTCCCACCTTGGAACATTGCCCGCATGGAGCAGACGCCGGGAATCGAACCCGGCCCGGTAGGTTGGAAGCCTACTTGCCCTCCTTGGACATCGCCTGCAATGGAGCCACTGCCGAGAATCGAACTCGGACCTCACCCGTACCGGGGGCGTGCTCCACCTTGGAGCTACAGTGGCTAGACTTTGAGGGGTTTCAGTTCGCGGAGTGTCGGAGTGGTCGGGGGCGTGCCGTACACGATGACCTCGGGCAGCACGATGACCTTCTCCTCGGGCTCGGGCACGGACGGCTGGCGGAAGACTTGGAGCGTGCCCTCGTGCGAGATGAGTTTTCCAAGCTCCGGGTCGGGACCGGCCGTCTCGACCTCGACGTAGTACTCCTCGCCGGTCTCGAGGTGCTCGACCTTGACCCACTTGCCCATCAGGCGGCAGGTCTGGCTCGGGTCCTCGTGCTCGTCGTTGTGAGCTCCGCCGACCGTCTGCCAGCACTTGAGCATGGTGACCGACCAGTACACCGCGCTCGGGTGGATCCAGCCGTAGTTGTAGGCTTGGTGGATACCGAACTTGAGCTGCTCGGGATGGGCCAGCTTGTTGACCAGGACCCAGCTCTTGCCCACCGTGTTGATGAGCATCCCGTCCTCGTAGTTTTCGACCTTCGCGAGCTCCGCATCGACGAGCTCCGAGTGCCGGGTGTCGGTCGAGACCGCGCAGATGTTGCCGTCGATCTGCGTGATGGGCTTGATGGTCACCTCGGCCTGCCTCGCGATGAGGTCTTCGACCAGGGGCGTCGTGCACATGCAGCCGAGCAGGTCGGCGATCTGCTGCGCCTCGACGGAGGTGACCATGACGCGGACCTGGACGGCCTCGCCCGTGTCCGGTTCGACGTGAACGATCTTCAGAGCGTCCGAGAAGACGCTGAAGGTCATCCTGATCCCGTCCTTCTCGTTGATGATCTCGGACCAGGTGAAGTTGGCTAGCCCGTTCTTGACAGCTTCGACGACGTCCATGCGCACCATCCTATCAGTGGAAGTGAAGGGAGTCGAACCCTCATCCCTGCGGTGCAAGCGCAGTGCTCTCCCGTTGAGCTACACCCCCAGTACCCGACGAGACGGCCTTCTTCCGTGTCCGGCCAAGGAAATGAAAGGACACCTGGTGTTCTACCACCACGCCCGTGCATGACGGCCTCGTCAGAGTGGAATCGACGGGACTCGAACCCGCAGCCCCTTGCCTGCCAGGCAAGCGCTCTCCCGAATTGAGCTACGACCCCTTGTTCATCGCGTGTCTCACGGCGTCCACGTTGTGCTGGGACATCTCTGGATCGATGTCGGCGACGGTGCGCTGTCCGATGCTGACAGCACCTCCCTCGAGCTGCTCGAGGCTGATCTCCTTGGTCAAGGCTTGGACCTTGCCGTCGACTTCGACGAAGTCTGGGAGCTCGGCCTCGATGACGAAGATCTTGGCGCCTGGCTTGGTCTTGGCGTAGCCGACTGGCGGCGTCGTCGAGAGGTACGGCCGGTCGGCGCCGGGCTCGAGGATCACGTAGATGTCAATGCGCATGTCTATGCCTCCGTGGTGGAATCGAGGGGAGTCGAACCCCTACTACTGCCGTGCGAGGGCAGTGTGCTCCCATTATCACTACGACCCCATGGTGGTACCGCCGAGAGTCGAACTCGGACGCTCCGCTTATCAGGCGGAACAGGGTAACCGATCCGTCCGGTACCGTCATTCGACGATGTACCAGCATCCGCCCACGGCGTAGATGAACCCGTGAAGGCTCAACCACTTCAGCCGTCGTCGAATGATCCTGGTGTGCTCTCTCGAGCGCGCATTTCGGTGAGGCCACGTTCGAAACACGGTCCACTGAAGCTCGTGGTAGCTCAAGGTGCCGGGCCACCGCTCAAGCTCTTGAAGAATCCAGTCGTCGATCTGATCTTCTGACGCCATGCGCATCGTCGCCTCCTAGCAGGAGATGGGAGAATCGAACTCCCCAGACGGTCGGTTTTGGAGACCAACCCGCTTACCCAGAGCCTCTCCCATGCTTCTCCTTCGTGTGCTCGAGGTAGCAGTAGATGCACACGTACGTGTCGCACCACCGGCAGACCCAAGCCTCGTTCTCGGCGACGACCTCGCTCCTCACCGGGGGCTTCACCATCCGGATTTGCCGATCGCAGTTCGGGCAGTGGAAGAGGTCTTCGTCGAACATGGCCCCGCATACGGGAATCGAACCCGTCAACATCCGAGAGACAGTCGGACAGCCTACCCAGCAGCTTCATGCGGGATGGTGTCCCTGGCAGGACTCGAACCTGCACCCGTCGGCTTAGGAAGCCGCTGCACGATCCATTGTGCTACAGGGACGCCTACAGACCGATCGCCAAGAGCTTCGTGTAGTACTCGGGGTCTTCGACGAGGTGGTCCATCGCAATCTCCATCGCCATGCGAGGGTCGTGCGTGTGCTCCATCTCGGTCGCTGTCCCCAGTGCGAGCTGCTCGGGGTCGAAGTCGGAGGGCTTGCGCCCCTCGGCCTCCCCGCCCGGAATGATCTCGCCTCCGAACTCCCCCGCCACAACGGCGACGGTGTTCTGCTCTAGCAATCGACGCATCCTGCCGTTCATGACGACAGGATAACATAGTCGGGGCGACAGGAATCGAACCTGCGTTGTCTCGGACCCAAACCGAGTGGACCACCATTATCCAACGCCCCGGAGGTGAAACGCGACCACGTGGTCGCGTTTCGGAAAGGATGTCACGGCTTCGGCGCCGTCTCGAGGTCCAGCGACTTCACGTGGTCGGCCAGGGACGTCCATCCCTGCGACGCGAGCGCGATGAAGTTGAGGATCTGATCCGACCAACCGGACACGCAGTAGACGTTCTTGTCGTCAGGCGCCATGAGCGCGTGCCCATGAGGCGAGACGTCGATGACGAAGACCTTCGCCTTGCGGGACAAGGCTACGCGGTACTCCTGAAGGGCCTGCGCGAAGGGCCGACCCATGTTCTGCTCACCGTCAGTCAGCAGGACGACGTTGTCCACCTTCTCGTTGTCCACACGGAGGATGTCGAGAGCAGCGGACTGGTTGGTACCGCCGCGCGGGTGGACGTGGACTCCCCAGAACTTCTGCGCCTGCGTGAGCAGGGAGTCGCGCTGGGAGATGCTGATTCGCTTGGCCGAGCCGTCGAAGGCGACGACGTCGCACTTGGCCTTCTTGGCGACCGCGACCGAAAGCACGGAAGCCGGGCCGATGAGCGCTCGGGCCGCGTCTGCCGGGGAGGGCGTGTGGTGGAACCAACCCATGCCCGGCTGCATGCTCGGCGAGACGTCGAGCAGCACGGCGGTCTTGCCTGGGATCTCGGGCACGTTGTCGAACGCGAGCTCGACAGCGTCACGGAGGGCGTCCTTGACCCACGTCGCGGTGACGTGCTTCTCCGCTTCGATGAACCGAAAAGGCAGGATCTTGGACCGCTGGATGATCTGCGGCGAGGTGAGCTTCCGGAGAACCTCTTCCTTGCACGACTCGATGACCCCTTGCCGCTCGAGCGTCGCCAGGTTCTTGAGCAGTGCGAAGATCGGAAGGTTCGGCACGAGGGCCTCCCACAGCTTCTTCGAACTCCCGATGAACGGGGTGACGACCTCGTGAGGGAGCCGCCCGATCTTGATGGCAGCGATCTTCTCCTCGTCGGTCTTGGCCTTCTTGAGGGCCTCGAACTGCTGAATCTGAGGCAGCGTCGAGATGTCCACCTTCCGCTTCTCCGACTCACCCATGATGTAGTCGAACAGCGGGCGCGGCTCGCCCGTCTTCGGGTGCACGAGCTGCATGGTGTCGCGAAGCGTGTAGGAGCCAGCCTTGCGCTCGGTGCCGTACTTGATCGTCCAGTACTCGCTCAGCTTCTCCGTCATCCAGGCGCCGATGACCCGCTTGACCCTACGGCCTCCGATCGATCCATTCGCCAGAGACGCGTGGATGGTCATGAAGTCGTTCAGGTCGTTGGGCGTGCGGATGACCTCACCGAACGCCTGCGCGAACGCAAGGCGTGCCTCGGGCCTGGAATCCCTCGCGAGGCATGCGAGCCCGTAGGCCGGCTGCGAGCGCATGTAGCCCTTGTTGCGGGCGAACACGAGCCCCTTCGCGTAGAACGCGGGGTCGGCCTTGAGCATCTCGGCGTGCACTTCCTTCGTCTGCTCGAGCATGTCGCTCTGCTTCAGGTAGAAGGTGTTGCCGAGCGTGTTGGTCAGGGTCACCTGAATGAAGCGCTCCGGAAGAGGCAGCGTCCATGCGGGCATCCCGTGGAAGTTCTTGGTGTCTGCCGAACTCGTCGGCGTGCGTCCGAAAAGGTTCTGTACTCTCGTCATGATCCACCTCCCGTTGGTGGGGCTGAAGAAACGAACGCGAGGATGATGGCGACCAAAGCCGTTTTCCCCATTGCGTGGGGTGCCTGTACCACTCGGCTACTCATGCAGTTTTGGCGCGTGAGATTGGATTCGAACCAACGAAGTAGCTCTGATCTACGCCTCGCGTGGAGGGGGAGACGGGATTCGAACCCGCAGTGGCGGAGTTAACAGCTCCGTGCTCGACCGTTGAGCTTCTCCCCCGAAAGAGATGAGGATGATGGGCGACAAGGGACCATGCTTTTTAGCTACAGGCCCGTGAAGAAGCCGGCTTGCGCCAGCGGTGGGCCCGGTTGGAGTCGAACCAACAATCTACGATTTTCACTCGTTGCTTTTACCGAAGTACCCCTATCTAACGCCTCATCTCAGGGTGACTGACGGGACTCGAACCCGCACGTACCTGGACCACAACCAGGCGCCCTACCTTTAGGCTACAGCCACCATAGTGCGAGGATGAGAGCGACCAAGGGAAGGTTCGTGATTGTTGTACGATGTACCCCTGATCTTCGCCTCGCGGCGGGCCGGGCGGGAGTCGAACCCACATAGGCGGATTTTCAATCCGCTGCCGTTCCACGTTGGCTACCGACCCAGCGTCTAGGACGCTCGGGTGTCCTGTCTTCTGACAACCTCAGCCGATTTCGTCGGCTTCCCTCTTCTGCGTGAAGAAGTAGAGCCCGTCTTCACCACCACGACGCGTGATGGTCAGGGTCTGGCCGCGCCACCTGAAGGGCCCGTTGCCCAGTCTCGTGGCGATCTCCTTCACCTTGTCCGAGCGGGCCTTCTTGGCCTTCTCGGCTGCGTCTGTCGCCTCGTTGTAGTCCTCGGTGGACTGCTCGTAGGCTTCGAACATGGCTTTCTTCTGCGTGGGCGTCATGCCGTTCCCACCATTGCTTCCGCTGTCCGTGCTCTGGCTATCGTCTTTCGCCATGGTGCTCCCAAGGGGATTCGAACCCCTACCTGCGGCTTGAAAGGCCGCCCACCTGACCCTTAGTTAGATGGGAGCATAACAACTGAGGTTTGATTGTCAAGAGAAAATCGTCGCCGGCCGTGCAAGGTCACCAGGACGGCTCTGGTAGCGTCGGAGACATGACACGACCACTGACCCTGCAAGACATCCTGCGACGCCGTGAGCACCCCTTGACGTGCGACTGTGAGCGATGTTCTCGAGTAGACGAGCTCGTCGCTCAGACCGTCGAGGTCTTGAGCCCGCGACCGGAATCGAACCGGCTACCTCCGCAGTACGAAAGCGGCGTCCTGCCATTAGGACTGCACGGGCAATTGCACGCGGAACCCGACGAGGCAGGTCGAGCTCCACGCGCGCCTCGGAAGAGGACGAACTGATCTGCATCACGCACCGTGTACGCACCCTGTCGATTGGTCACGTGAGCTTTTCCAGCGAGCTGGTGAGCAGCTCGTCCAGGTTCCGTTGGGTTGTCACAGACCGTGTCGCATTGCGCGTGCGACGGTTGGCTGGAGCGGAAGGATTCGAACCTTCGTTGACCGGGTCAGAGCCGGGCGTCCTACCGTTGGACGACGCTCCATCTCCCTCGAGGGGACTCAAATGCATACCTTCATGATCTCTCCTAGTGGGCCCACGAGGAATCGAACCTCGCCCTGCCGGGTAAGAGCCGGATGCTCCGCCTTGGAGCTATGAGCCCGAGTGGGTCCAGCGGGAGTCGAACCCGCAACCGTCAGGGTAAAAGCCTGCTGCGCTACCAGTTGCGCCACGGACCCTCGCACTGAGTTGGTTGTCGGTTTCTTCTTCATCGCTGTCTCCAGTGGGTCGTGAAGGAATCGAACCTCTGTCCCGAAGGCAAGTGGTTTACAGCCACCCGATGGTCCCAGCCATCTACTCACAACCCGAAAACGTCGAAAGCCGCCTCTGGTCTCCCAGGGCGGCTCGCGTGTGCTCGGTCTTTCTACGCTTACCGCCCTATGGGGCCTCCTCGAGCATGGGCTTGCTATCCAAGGAGGCATACAGATTACCTTCGCGTCCCTGGATAAACGTCGGGGCCACGACGCACCACGACGCGGACGCTGAATGCGCCTGCGTTTTGATGGTGGTGGTGGACCGGGAACTCATAATTGGCACCATAACAGCTAGAAACGAGTTGTCAAGGAAAAAGTTCAGTCCTCGTCTTCTTCGTCGAGCGTCTGCCCGTGAATCGACTCGCGGAGCATGCCGTCGATCGTCAGGTATACGAGATGGGCTAGCTGAACTTTCTCGTCGGTGGTGAGCAGTTCCTTGGTGGCCGGCTCCTTCGGCTGGGGGTACGCGATGAAGCCAAGAAGGCTCACCTTGTCGATGGTCTGTTCGGCCACCTTCACCCGCTGCGCCTCGTTGCCTCCGACCGTACGGAAGAGCCCGTCGTCGGAGAAGGAGATAACCCGATTGACGTGGCGCCACCAGCTCGTGTCCGGCCTCGAGGGTATGGAGCGGTCGTAGATCGCAAGGTCTCCGGGGTTGGGACGCCAAACTCCCGAACGCACTTCCTTCACGTCGTGCCACTTGCCCGACCAGGGAGATTGCGGATCACGGACGTCCGCGACCGCCTCGATGACTCCAGCTCGGTAGCCGTGCGGTGCCTTCTCGTGCGGGAAGAGGGCCTGCTGCATGCACCAACTCGAGAAAGCCATGCACCAGTTCGAAGCCGTCAGGTGCAGGAGGGTGTTGCGGTCGCCCCGTACGCAGGGTGCCAGGTACTCCTTCACCCGCTTCCCGGAGTTTGAACCGGGCGGGTCCTCGAGCACCCCGACCTCGTTCATCGCGACGTCGAGGGCTCGTTCACCGATGGACCTCACGCCTGCCTCGCGAGCTCGCGCACGGCGTGCACGATGGTGCTCCACGCTTCGGCCGGGTGGTGACAGTCGTCTGCTCGAACGTCCATGGGAGCCTCCGTGTTGTACGGCCACGTGATGCCCATCGTCGTCGCACCGGGCCATGCTCCCTTGTACGCGGCCAGCTTGTCCGGCGAGTCGTCGATGAACACGTCACCCCTGACCATGTGCTTCGCCGGGGTGAAGATCAAGTGCTTGTGGTCGATGAACGGAGCGTGCCTCTCGAGCCACGTCATCTTGCCGTTCACGGCCTCCTTCGAGCGGCCCATGGAGCTCAGGATGAAGATGCGGTGCCCGTCGCCGCGAAGCTGGGCTAGTCCCTCGACGCCTCCCTCGAGCGGCTCGAGCTGTTCGAACCACCCCGGCATGTTGATGTACTTGTAGATGTCACGCCCGATCGGCGTGAGCTTATGCATCGCGTGCTGGGTGATGTCAGCAATGCTGAGCTCTTCCTCGTCGCACTCCGCGTAGTCGGCGTTGTAGCAGGCGAGCCACGGCTTGATCAGGTTGCACAGGATGCCGTCCATGTCGCAGAGGATGTCCAAGGTCTTCATCAGTACTCCAATTGCCTTTCAGCGAGAGGCGTCAGATCAAGTAGCTCAACAGTACCACGACTGACGGGGTTGCCAGCCTCCCAAACCATCCAAGCATACTCGATGCTGTCGGTGCCGCCGCCCTTCGCGAAGGAGGGTCGGTTCGGGAGGATGAAGGTGTGGTTCGGGGCTCGTTTCGAAAGCAGTTCGTGCCGCTTCCTCGCGCCCCAGTAGTTCAGGCGAAGCAGCATGACGACGAGGTCGGCGAGCTCGAGCTGTGCCAGCAAGAATTCGGTCGCGATGCTGAAGGGAGGGTTCGTGATGGACAGGTCGTAGGGCCGGAAACCGGAGCCAGGCATGAGCGCGATGTCGGGAGTCCAGTGCAGGAAGTCCTCGGGGATGTACAACGACGAGATGTTCGGGATGAGGTTCAAGTTGATCTTGCACATCTTCCGAATCTCGACGGCCGTCCAGGTGAGCCCGCTGTACCTGTCGTTCACCGCTTCGATGATGCGTCCCTCGCCGGCTGCCGGTTCCAAACAACGGCAACGGGGCAGCGCTAGCGGGTACCGCTCGAGCAGGCGCCTGACGGCCCACTTGGGCGTGTTGTAGGCGTCCGCTTCGCTTCGTTGTCCACCTCTGTTCGTCGAGCTCATTCAGCCTCCAAATCGAAGTCGATGAGCAAGGCAGCGATGAGCTCCTCGCTCCGGGCCTCGTCGAACTGGGCGATGTGGGCCTCGTCCGGAGTAAGCCCTAGACGGTTCTGCATCCACTCGTAAGCCGACCCACGGCTCATCTGGGCATCTTCCCCCTTCCAGAGCCTGTCGAAGACGCTGTGGGCCCTCTGACGGGCGCTACGGTCCTCTTTCTTGCTGGGTCTACCGTCCGGAGTGCCGTCCTTCTTGGCGGGGATGATGCCGTCGCAGTTCGGCCAGCGCTTGCACCCGTAGAACCAGCGTCCGGTCTTCTCGGAGAAGCGGAGCCGCATCTCCGAGCCGCAGTCAGCCTCGGGGCAGATGACGCGTTGTTCGTCGGGGGTGCCCTTCGGTCCGCTCCACGTCTCGTTCGGGGGATGGACCCACGCGGGCAGCTTCACATTCCCGGAAGTAGGAGGTGCCTTCGGGGATTGGCCTTGAACCGATCCTCCTCCTCGGGCTCCACCCACACCTTTTCGGGTACCTCGACCCATTCGTCGTCCTCCTGCACGAAAACCTCGTAGCGGCGCTCCACCCACCGGAGCCCGGAGCACTTGATCTTCTGCTCGCGGAGCCACGCGGTGAGCGTCAATCCACGCTTCATGGGGTCAGTATAACAGGTGGAGACGGATTGTCAAGAGGGATCGGTCAGAGAGCGTTCGTCTCTTCCATCAGGGCGTTGATGAGGCAATCCATGCAGGGGCGCGACTCGTTGGCGCTGCCGTACATCTTGCTCAGGCGCTTGGTCTTCTTGCCGCTGCGCTTGCCCTTGCCGCTCTTGCTCCACTTCTTCTTGAGCCGCTGCTGCCGGGACTTCTGCGTACCGGTGACCTTCTTGCACTTGCCGTCGACCTGATGGTAGCCGTCAGGGCACGTCTTGCTCGTCTTCTTGGAGCCTTTGCCCGCCTTCCGACGCTTCGTGCGCTGCGCGGTCGCCTCGTCCAGGTCTTCCTTCACCCGCATGTAGTCGGGGTACATCGAGTAGTACTGACTGCTCTTCCACGCCTGCTTGAACGCCTTCACGGCCGCGAACTCGGTCCCGGTCGAGGTCTTCACGGCGCCCTTGAGCAGTTTCGACGAGATGAGCCCATTGGGGGAGAGCGAGATCTGCCACAGGTGCTTGCCCGCTTGGACCCTGGCAACGATGTTCGGCTTGCTCACCGAGAAGTTGTCAGGCTTGAGGTTCTTGACGGTAGCCGTCACCGCTTCCTCGAGCTCGAAAACCTCCCGCAGTTCCTCCAGTACCTTCAACGCTCCCATGACGTGCTCCTACGGGGCCGCAGACGCGGCAGGCTGGTCGTCGGCCTTCTGGACGAGTTGTCCTTCGTTCGTCACGAAGCCGATGATGTCGTTGTTGTTGATCCAACCGACGAAGGTCTTGTCGGACCCGAGCTTCCGGAGCCACGCGAAGTGCAAGCGCTGGAAGCAAACGCGGTCGCCGACCTTGACGGTCTTCGTGCGCGGGCCCACGGCGACGACGGTGCCCGTCTTGATCTGTTGGTGGGGCATCCCCGAATGAAAGTTGTCGAGCTTCGGGGGCAGGATGATGCCGCTCGGCAGGATGCTCTCGTGCGGGTCGGTCCGAACGAGCGTCAGGAAGCGTAGCGGGCGCAGCTTGTGCCCCAGTTCGTCCCACGTCTGTTGAACTCTCTCCATCCACGTCTGTTGAACTTGATCCACTAGATCACCTCACGTCTTGAAAAACCTAGTTACTTCGAAAGGCTACCCATCTTCGCGGCTAGCTGCATGACGGCCTTCGACTCAGCGCCTTGGCCCTTGACCGTGTTGATGAGGCCAGACACCGTCGTGAGCAAATCGGCCAAGTACCCTGCCGCCTGTTCGATCGACTTCGCACCCTTCGCCATTTGTTTGGTTACTGTGGTGAGTCTCCCAAGCAGGTATTTCAAGTAAGCAGGGTCGTGTCCCTTGGGGAAGTCGCCCTTTGACGCAACGCCATAAACCGCCGCCCCTGCGGAGTCTGCTGCTTTTTGCAAACCAGAAGAGACGGACTTCGCCCCCATCACGAACGTGATGTTCATAGCGCACAACAGAGCGCCCCAAGAAGCATTCAGGACTGCGCGGGGCGTTACCTTCTTGGACCTCAGATACGAGGGCATCATGCTGCCCATCTGAGACTTCATCGACTTGTTGACGTCGTCCAAGCCCTTGCCCTCGACGATTGCGTCACGCTCGAGCGTCTCCCGCATTTCGACGAGGATCTGATTCATCTGACGATTCATGACAGACTCCTGAAGGCTGAGGTCACTTGCCAAGCATCGTCGCGCCGAACTCGGCCATCGCGCGGAAGGCGTTGCCTTGCTGAAGGCGGGCCTTCTTCATCTCCATGCGGGCCATCTTGAGCGCGCGGTTCTGCTTGCCGTCCATCTCGGCCTCGTTGACGAAGGACATCTCGCCGAGCATCTCGTCGCACTTCTCGGCCATGGCCTTGAGGCTCTGCTCGTGCTTGCGGTACATGTCCCAGTGCTTCGACGCGCCGGCACCGGTCGTGTCCGGTGGGTCCTCGTCGGTGACGGGCGGCGTGGCTGCGAGATCCTGGTCGTCCTCGGGGCTGTCAGGATGCGTCGTCTCGGCCTCGTCCAGGCGGAAGTCGTAGCGGGGCGACAGTCCTGCCAGGCGCTTTTGCTCTTCGAGTGTGGAACGGTCCATGTTGCTCTCCTTGATCGGTCAAACCTTCATATCGATGATGACGCGGACACGTTCTCCGAAACGGACCGCCTGTACCCGAAACTTTATCTCATCGGAGATCGAAGCGACAGTCTTGTCGTCAAAGCCCTTGAGCACGAGGTGCCCGGTGAACTTCTTGGTGGCGACTCTCTCCTGAAGCTCGCCGCTGTCCTCTTCCTGCTCTCCTTCCTGCGCGAGGAAGTCCTGCAAGATGGCAGCCGCCGAGCTTTCGTCAACTTCGAACTCAGCCACGAGCGTCTCCCATCGCGGAGTCGTCGTCCACAGCGACGATCAACCCCTCGTCCGGAGTGAACTTCGACCTGGGCATCTCGTCGCTCTCGGGCGGGATGTTCTTGGTGAGCTCCTTGAAGTCCACCGTCAGGTCCGGAGCGTCCTTCGGCCCCTCGAGCAACGAAGAGACACACGCGAGGGTGGACTCGACGCTGCTCTTCTGCTGCTTCCTGCGCCCCCCGCTTCCGTGCCGTGACCGGAAGTCGTCCATGAAGTCCTCGTCGTGCGTGTAGTCGCCCACAGCGTCACGCGACCAGACGAGCTTCGGCTTCTTGTCGGGGTTGTCGCGGTTGTTGAAGAGCATCGCGGAGTCGGCCGCGTGCGCGAGCTGCTCGAAGTTGCCTGGGATGTCGCGGTAGGCCGAGCCGAAAACATGATCCGGCACCCACCGTCCCGACTCCTCGCCCCGTTTCTTGGCTCGAGCTCGAGCAGTGTCGACGTCCAGGTCGGGCATCATCAGGTGGACGTGGTAGCCCTGGTCCTGCATCTGCCTCATCCGGTGCATGTAGGAGCCCGCGTAGCGACCGGTCCCGTCGAGCAGGACGTTCTTGCGCTGCTTGAGGGCGAGGTCACGGAGTTTGGAAGCGAGGTAGCCGCTCTCCTCGTGGGCGAGCGACGCGGCATCCCTGTCTCCCGCCGCGACGGCTTCCTGGTACTCGGGCAGGAGTTCCTTGATCCGGTCCGCGTCGACCGAGACGAAGTCGGTAGGGTCGAACATCCCGGTGAGCTGGCCTTTGCCTGACGCCGGCCCTCCCATCATGAGCACGGCCGAAGGCTGCTTGCCCTCGGGCACCGGCTGGGTCTGGTCGAGGAACTGGGAAAGGATCTTGCGGTGCAGCTTGCGACGCTCGGGGGTGTACCGCCCCGTCTTCCGATCGAAGTGCTGCTCCTTGGTCGTCTTCTTCCTCGGCTTGGGAGTGTGCCAGTGACCGCCGGGCTGCGGCACCGCAAACTCCCCTACCTTCGGCGGGGCTTCGCCTTTCATCGGGAGCTTCGTCTGGAAGTACTTCCCTCCCTTGGAGCTCTTGTGCTTCTTGGAGCTCTTGCTCTTGTCGAGCTCGGAGGGAGGCTTCGCTCCCCCGCCCTTGACCGGCTCCCACTTGTCCTTGGCGACCTTCTGGTAGGTCTTGCCGTCCGCACGCTTGGACTTGTCGCCGATCTCGGCCGGCTTGCCGTCCACGATGCTCCGGAGCTCTTCGATCAACAACGGAAGCACGGCTACCTCCTACCAGGCTTCGACTTCGAACACGGGGGTGCCGACACCACCGGCAGCTCGGACGGCAATCCCAGCTTCGTGACGATCGTAGTAGATCTCGGTCGTGCCGTCCTTCACCCGCCCGTGCACGTTGGTGCCGTCGAACGAGAATTCGATGTCGCCGCCCGAGACGGAGGTGATCCGAATCCCCTGACTCCACAGCATGGGGTGGGGCGAGGCTTCCTGCGTGTTCGGTGAGTCGTCGTGCGTGCGGGGTGCGGCGTCCTCTGGGATCTGCCTCCCGCCCATCGGAGAACCACCGGCCTCGAGCGTGCCGTCGTGCACGGGGTCGGTGCTACCGGGTCTCACGTACGGAGTCGGCTTGAAGGTGTTCGCGCTCGCCTGGTCCCCGAACAGGTACGCATGCCCGTCGAAAACAGCCGTGCTGGTGCCGCGAACGAAGAACCGGATGGAACGCAGGCTCGATGCCGGTCGTGGGGGCCAACCAGTCGGAAACGCCATCTCACTTCACCTCCGGACCGGTACTCTTGATGTACTGATCCACTGCCTTCGTCAACAAGTCAGGCACGGTCATACCACGTGCCGCTGCCGCGTCGGCCAGCTTCTTGAATGCGTGCATCGGAACCGAGAGCAAAACCATCTCGGTGAACATGCGCGAGACGTCCTCGGGACTCAACTCGCTGGCATCTTCTCTCGATGTGGGTCTCGCCATCGCTTCCTCGTCCTTTTCCGAGGCTCGAATGGCCTCATCTGCACACCTACTCTACCAGGCTCGGGACCGGGATACGAGTGCGCGCCTCCGAAGCCTCCGAAGGGCAGGAACGAGGAACCCGCGTGCACTTCCTCGCGGAGCTTCTCGATGAGCCGCGCTAGACGGTTCACGGCGCGCCTCGAGGAGAACCGGGGACAGTCCGCGTCCCCTTCATGCCGGCAACCCCCCGCACGTTCGGGGTCTTCGGCGGCTCGGGAACGATCTCCTTGCGGGTCACGAGCCAGTAGAGCGCGAGGTCGAGCAGGGAGTAGTCCTCGGGGGTCAGGTCGAAGGGTGAAACTTCCGCTGCTTCGACTGCCTGGTTGAACACTCCCCGGATGTCTTCGATGGGTTGCTCCGTCTCGCCGATGATCTGGATGGCGCAGGCGTAGACGCGTTCGGCCGCCTTCGTCCGGAAGGGGAAGCTGGCGTCGTCCACGTTCCTGATCTTCACCCGGAGCTCGTGAGGGATGACCATGTAGCCGCCGTAGGGCTTGCCCGAAAACTCCCCGAGCACTTTCCGGAGCTCCTCGAGCGCGGGGTTCTCGAGCTCGGAACTCTCGCTCACCGTGAGCTTCTCGATGTAGCGCCAGCCGTCACCGATCTCCCGGTCCGACAGTCCTAGTCTCGAGGCGGCGACTCGCCACTCCTCGTAGTCGAGGGGAGGCACGTGACCGGTCGCGAGCAAGTCCTTGGCCCACGTCTGTGCGACGGCTCGGACGTTCGGGGGCACCACACGACCGCTGCCGAGACTGTCGCCGCCGTGCTTGGAGAGCCCCCGCAAGCCCTCAGAACGGCCCTTCTTGCCCTTGGCCTTGCAAGAGGGGCAAGGACTCGCGGCAGCCGCCAAAGACGCCACGGAGGGCGGGTTCTCGGGGAAGGCGGGCCACGTGTACTGCCGGGGCTCCCGGCAAGCCTGCGTGGCATCGGCCATCGACATGCCCTTGTCCAGGTTCCGACGCACGCAGTTGCGTACGGCCGACGTCACGTTGAGTAGAGGATCAGCCATTAGAGCCCGTCGTCGCCTTGGCCTTGCTCGGCTGCCACGGCGTCCGTGGTCTTGGCCTTGCCCGGCTCGACCGTGAGGTTGTAGCCATAGGTGTACGTGCCGCCCTTGACGTACTCGTTCATCTGGTCGGCTTCAGGGAAGACGACGGAGCCGGTCTCCGCGTACTGCGCGGACTGCTCGAAAGCCAGCGACACCGAAGCAATGCGGGGAAGCCCCGAGGGGAAGAACGCTTCGTAGGCGATGTCACACTGGGTCATGATGCAATGGATCTCGTCCACCTGATCGTTGCGGGAAGCCCCTAAACCGCCCGCTGCTCCCAGTCCTCCGTTCGGGAAGATGAGCATCATCTGCCGGGGAGCTTGGGCCACGGGCACGCCAATGGGGGACTCCACCGTATAGCGGGGGAGCATGAACGCCCGGAGCCACGTCACCGCAGCTCGGATGTCCACGTTGCGGTGCCCCTGCGACGCCTGCTTGAGACGGTCGAACAGTTCGCTGCCGCCCGTGGCGAGGTCCATGTCCGTCGTGAACCAAGCCGTGAAGGAAAGCGCTCGAGCTCCCGAGCTCACCCACTGGTAGATCGGGAGTGAGCCGCCTGGGATGTCACGAGGGTTCCAGTTGACGGCTTTCGTGTCTTGGATCGTCTCGGGGAAGTATTGGAAGCGGAGGTTCTGGCCGGTGGGGGTGCCATCCTCTCCCAGTTCCATGATGTACGCGGAAGACTTGCGCTCGTCGATCTTCGAAACGAGCGAGCTTTGGAGACCGAGGAGGCTGACCATGAGAAGAGTCTACCTCACGTGAGAAGTAGCCTCAACCACCGCCCTGCTTGGCGCGCCAAGCCTTGTACTCCTTGTTGTACGCCTTCTTGTACCCCTTATCGATGAAGACCTTCTTCTTCTGGCCGTCCTTGCTCGTGCAAGTGCAGTTGTAGCCAGAGCAGGAACACGTCCACTTGCTAGCCTTGTCGTTCTCGCCTTCGCGAGGACCGGGGCCGAGGTGGGCCTTGTTCTTGAAGGGGTAGTGCTTCGAAGCCTCGGCGATAGGAGTCTCGTCTGCCTCGCCGATCAATTTGCGGAGCTGTTGGATGGTCGTCGAGGGAGTAGACATGGGGGTCACCTGGTCTTGGGAGAAGAAGTGCCCGAGAGGAACCCACCCCGCGTCGAGGGTGTGCATCTCGAGTTGTTGGAGGCGCTTGTCCAGACCGCTGACTGCCTCTTCGCGCGGAAGGAGTTTTCCACCGTCCTCCCACCCGATGACGACCTTCGACGCGTCCCACGAGAGAATGCGTCCAGTCGTGCCGGTCAGATCCCGAACCGCTGCACCGTTGAACATCACGCCATCGCCTCCGGAACTCCGGGCTGGGGCTTGCCGCGCGCCTCGAGCACGACTCGGGAGCCCCAGTCCACGTGCTCGACCCGATATATCTCGATGAGCCTCTCGGGGAAGGTGGGGTCCTTCTTGAGGACCCACGCGATGCGGTTCGTCCTGTCGTTGTTCCAGAGGAAAAACGTGATCGGTTTCCCGCTCTGGCTCCCCCTGACGATGCCGATGTACTGGCCGACACGCAGAGCCCTGAGCTGGATGAGGTCACGCCGCGCCCGCTCAGGAGCGAACTTCTTGAGCAGACTGGGGATGTCGAAGACCGCCTCGTCTCCCTCGGAGATGACACGGTCCTCGCGCACCCTGCACGACTTGAAGACGAACTTAGGCACCGGCCCCTCCTACGAGGCTAGAGGACGGCGTCGATGTAGATTTCTTCCTCGTCGCGGTTGCCCGTCTCGGTGGCGAAGGTCAACGTGACGATGCCGGCCTGGACGAGCTGCTGCCACTCGATGCTCGGCTCCATGGGCAGCCACGGAACGGGCTTGTGACGCCAGTCGCGGTTGTGCATGGGGAGCTGCTTGGTGGCGGTGTCCGCGAGCTCGCCGATGTGCCCGAAGGGGTACGGCAGCGGGTACTTGCGCTGCCCACCGGTCGCGAGAAGCGTGGCCGGACCAGCGCCGCCCGTGATGGTGTCCAGGTAGTTGATCGCGTGGCCCGAGGTGTTTTCGACGGTTGCGAGCATGATGTTCTCCTTACTGAGACGACTCTCAGACTACACCAAGAGCCTACTTCCCGGTCACTACGGTGTCAACAGACTCAATCGCCCGACACCGCGACGATGAGCTCCATGTCCACCGATCCGGGGTTCGACGCGAAGAGCGCCGTGAGCCCGCTCGTGGACAGAAGCAGCCACCCCGTCTTGGTCCCACTGATGGGGGTGATGGGGATTTCCTCATTGCCGATAGTGTTTCGCTTCACCGTGATCTCGGATGGCGTGTCGAGGGGGTCCTTGGCCGACGAACGGATGAACACGAAGTTCGGCGTCGTCACGTTGCCAAGATCGATGGCGATGTCCGAGTCGCCGGCCGCGAGAGTGAACTTGCGCGAACCTCCCTCGCCGTTCGAGTCGGTGACGTTCTCGTACGAGAGGTTGCCCAAGTCCTTGTCCTCCGGATCGGTCCGAGAGGAGATCTGAACCTTGGCACTGTATCGAAGCCTGACCGACATGCTGTCCTCCTACGGTTCCGGGTCGTCTTTCACGAGCCCCAAAGAAAGCGCGACGAACTTGAGGAGCTCGTCCTTCTCCTCTGCCGTCAGGTCCCCGAAAGCCTTGTTCCGATGCTTGCGGGTCTTCTTGCGCAGCTTCCGAGCCTTCTTCTCGGCTCTCGAACGAGGTTGCTTCGCGGCCTCAACGTCGGCTGCCAGGATGGGTGCTTTCGCCATGTCACTTTCCTTCCGGCTTGGGAGCCATGACGATCCGGTTGACGACGAAGTCGATCGTGTCGAACGAGGTGTCGGTCGCCTTCATGATGCATCGGCCGATGACCGCCAAGCAACCCCAGTCGCCGTCCTTGAAATCGTACGGGGTCTCGGTCTCGTCTCGAGCCACCGTGTCGATGAGCACTTCGACGGCTCCGGTCGTCCGGTGCTTGACGAGGTAGAACCGAACGTCGGTCGTCTCCGTGACAGCGGCGAAGTCCCACTCGACATCTTCGTCGAGCTGCTCGAGCGCGCCGTTCTCGTAGTAGTCGAACGCCTTGATCGTCAACTTGTCGCTCGCCACCTCGAGAGTAGGCTCGTAGTGCGACGCCGCTTCCGGAGCGTAGGAAGAATGGGAGTCTTCGAATGTCGTAGCCATGGTCTCTCCTACGCCGGGTAGAACGCGATGACGTGAAAGTTCTCAATGATGCCCGCCAGGTTGACAGCAGCGTCCGCTGTCGTCCTAGGGGTGAGCCGGATGACGGTCGAGGACAGGGTACCGATCCGGAAGAAGTAGCTCGCACCCGCAGCGCTGCACACCATCGCAATCTCGTTCGTGCTCGTCATGGCGTGCGTGAGGGTGATGTCGATGTCGGCCGTGCCGTTGAGAGCGACGGACGCGATACCGAACCCACCGTCGATCGCGACGCCACCGCCGCCGTCCGTGCTGATCTGCGCGAACATCTTGGGGATGTTCTTGGAGTAGAGCGCGTTCACCGTGATGGCGGCCGCCGCCAGCGGGTTCGACTTGTCGATGACCACCCGCGACACGTCTGATGCCGTCGTCGGCCCCGACAAGGTCAGGAGAGAACCGACCGCACCTGTGCCCTGAGAAGCCAAGAGGAGCGAAGGCTGCGTACCGGCGGGCCTGACCCTCCACTCACCTCCGGGGTCGAGCCACGCAGAGTCGGCGAAAGTCGCCACCCCGTTCGTGCTCTTGGCCTGCATGTAGACGCGTTCGTTCGTGTAGATGGTCCGCATCGCGTAATCAGCCACGCCCGTGGAATCAGCGTTCCAGAGAGCTGTGGACTGATCCCACCACGCGCCGACCACGGTCATCATGCCGCCGCCGAGCGTCTGGTAGATGCGTGTCGTGTAGTCCTGACCTTCGATGTGCATCTCCCAAAGGAGAGTGAACGTGGCTGTGTCGTCCCGGCGCGTCAGGATGCGGGGAGTTTCAGCCGTCGTGTCACTCGTGGCATAGTCAGCCTTGAACTTCGTGCCGAGCTCAAGACCACCGGGGATCCGACCGATCAAAGTCCTGTAGTTCGTCCCGCTCGCGTTCATGGAGAGGGGGATGAAGAAGGGCTCGTCGGTCCACGCTGTGTCGGCCCACGACCCACCCACCGTGTTCTTGCGCTGCGACCAGATGCCCATGAAGAGCTCGGTCGTCTCGGGGTGCGTGAGGTTGCCACCGAAGTCCATCGTGAAGGAGTCGAAAGAAGCCGACCGTGTCCACAACCCCGACGTGTTGTTCCACGTGCAGTTGTGCGCCATGACCAGGTTGCGCTGTCCGTACCGCGCCATGATCTGGAACCTGGGAGTCGAAGCGTTCGACTGTTCGACCCATTCCAAGATCGGCTGGTAGTACATGCCCACCTGATCTCGGGCGATGCACCGGATGCGCGACTTGTTGAGGTACTTCGTCCCTCGAGTCACGCTGTCGCTCGGGTCGCCTACGAACAGACGCGGCCACCACGAGGTAGGCAGTTCTGTTTCCGTGGCTGACTTGTCAGGATGCTGGTGCCGGATGAGCGGGACGAAGTCGGCCTGCTCGTCGGCGTAGCCTTCGACCTCGGCGAGGATCTGAAGGTCGCTGTCCCCGCTCGAGCCCAGCGTCGCCCACAACATCGCCCGCGCCGAGTACGCTTCGAAGCGTCGCTCCTCGATGGGGTCGGTGCTGCCGGCCGGCGCACGCTTGTTGAGACGAACCTCGTCGATTCGGAGAACCGCCGTGTCCACGCCGGGAGACGTGTAGTCGAGAGCGTGGGACGTGGGGCCACTCCAGTCGACGTCGGAGATGTAGACGCCGAAGATACGGGTCTGGCCGGCAGGGACGCGGAACTTGAACGACGCCTTCACCCACGACGCCGAAGCAGTCATGTCGAGGTCTGCCGTGAGCGTGAGATACGAGATGGTCGAACCGGACGCCTCGGTGTCAATCATGGCGATCTGGACCCAGACCTCGCCCGCGTCGGGAGTGAGCAGCGACTTGTAATAGAACTCGAGCACGAGCTCTTCGCCGGGCTCCACCTCCTGCCACATCAGGTACTGCAAGTACCACGAGGTGATGACCACATTGCCCGCCGAACCGCAGACGAGCTCGTAGGCCGCGCCTTCTCCGGTCGCCGTGTCGGCCGTCTGGACGTTCGCTTTCGCCGTGCCGACAGTCGGGGTGTGGTCCTCGTTCCAATAGGGCAGGTTGGCGTCCATGGCGCCGCCCTGATGCGTGAAGTCAGACACCACCGGGCCATCGTCGAAGCTGCCGTTCTTCAGCAGAGAAGGCCACGGGAAGGAGTCGTCGACCACGAGCTGCCAAGGGTAGGTCCGGAGCTCGGGAGTGATGCTGGTAGCCGGCGTAGGCACCGCACCGGCCGGAACGGTGACCATGCCCAACACGACGAGCTCGTCCTTCTCGGGCGCCGCGTCGTACTCGTTCGTCGGAGAGTACTCGTAGGCACGGAGCTCCATCGTCGAGGTCGAACCCACCGCGTAGGTCGCGTAGATGGCGATGACCACCGTCTTGTTCGCGTACGCCGCGAGGTTCAGGTCGAAGTCAGGACCGGTCTTCCGGACGAACAGCGAGTACTCGGTGTCCGTCGTGTAGATCGCAAGATGGTCGTTCGACTCCGAGTCTGCTTCGACCTTGACCGACTGGTTGCTCGCGCTGTAGCCCAGCGTGAACCCTCTCCACGCCCCTCTCGGGGTGACGTGGGAGTAGCGCCGATTGAGCCCCTCCGTGACGTAGGGCTCCTTCCACTTCATCTTCACAGAGGATTGGGCGTCGGCGACGAAATCGAGATACGAGGTAGGCATGTGGCCCTCTCCCTAGAACGTGATCTGCACGATGTTCTGGATCTGCTTGGAGACGTCCTTGGTCTGCATGGGGAAAGTCCCGTACGCAATCATCGTACCCGCTGCGTCGAAGATCCCCAACTCCCATATCTCGGGGTTGCCTGACCCGTCGCTGTTGTACTCAGCGAAGTCCAGCAAGCACGAGCATTGAAGCGTCGAAGGAGAGATGAACGTGAGGTCACCACTCGTGAAGCTCTTCTGGAAGGTGGGGATGGCCGGGACGCTCGGGTAGTTCCCAGGGTTCTCGATGATGTCGAGGTCGGAGAGCGTCGCGTCCGGAGTGCGCGGCTCGGGGCCGCCGCCTGGATCGATCCACCCTCCCACTCCTACCTTGAAGTAGGAAGCGATCGAGAAGGCAACGATGCCTCCAAGCATCTGCGGGAACTTGGCCCGACCGTTGTCCGTTACCACTGCGGGAATGACCGTCATGCTCGTCTCCTATGGGGTCGTGATGGTAACGACAATGGTCGTGTCCGTCACGATCGCGTCGCCCTCGATCACGTCATAGTACGCGGTGAAGGGCGCTACCAGGCTCGTCGTGATGCGACCCGTGATGATGGTGGCAGACATGACCGCAGAAGCCTGCAAGGTCTGCCTGAAGCGGGGGATGAGCTTCACGTGAACTGGCAGAACGTTGTACAACCGATCGAGCACCCGCTCGAGCAGGCGCTCGGTTGCGATGTCGCCTTCCGTGACGACCGACCCCGCCTCGAGCAGGATCAAGATTTCGCTGGCCTTGCAGAAGCCGCACCGCTCCTGCACCCGGCACACGTACTGGAGAGTCCCCGCGCCGAGAGCCGGGGGGCTGTTCGGCGTGGCAACGACCTCGAAGGTGAAGTTGGGTCCAGCCGCGACCGGGACCGTCTCGAGCCGGAAGCTCTGGTTGGTCGAGGTCACCAGGTCGAAGGCGGCGGGGTCGAGCACGACGTCAGCCTCACCACTCACCGTGATCTCGTACCGGAGCCCTCCACCGATCTGGGTCGCCGAGATGACCGTCACGTCCACGAAGGCCGCGAAGTCGTCCTCCCAACAGTACTTGTCGAGGGAGAAGTCGTCGCCGGCCGGCGGGTTGTTCAGGACGTAGTACGTGAGTTGATCTGGGTTGAACTCGTCGAAGAGAGGCTGCATGGGAGGCAGGCTCGTGAACACACGAACGATGTCCCACTCGATGAGGGGGTTCGCGGCCGTGCCGGTGATGCCGTAGTCCGGAGTCACCCCTCCATCGGCAGGACGGATGAGAACCTCGGTGGCCGAGGGCACGCTCTCGATGGTGAACAACTTGCTGTTCCAGGGGTCGTTCGTGTCGCGAGCTCGGATGGTCCGTCCGGTGTCCCCAGCTCGGAACGCGGCCGTCGCTGCGGAAAACTTCACTCGGCCCGCGCTCGAGTCGTAGGTCAGAGCTCCGTCGTTGCCTTGGCGCCCGACTCCCGTGTCGCCGACCTCGTAGACGAAGTCCGCTGGGAGCCCGCCGATGTAGTCAACCGAGATGCGGTACAGGGCGTAGACCGTCACGTCGAAGCCGCTGATGTTGCCGAGGATGATGTAGCCCTTCTCGTGCCCCTTCCGGTCGAGCCACCGGTTGACGTGGTAAACCCAGCTCCGCTGCCGGGCTTCCGTCTCCTGATTGTCGAGCTCGATGCCGAAGTCGGGCGCCATCTGCTTGAGGATGGACTCCTCGATGGCCTCGACGACCGTGAAGTCCTCACTCTCGATGTACCAGTCGATGGGACCGTCCACCGCGAGCACGGTTCCCAGGACGACACGCTCGGGGCCCAGTGCGTCCACGATGACGTAGTCGCCGTCGTTGCTCGAGATGGGGGAGTTGCTCAGGTTGATGGTGAGCCCGACGTCCGTGGGATCGAAAACTCCGGTCGGCGAGTACAGCGTCGTCTGGCCTACCGCTGGCGAGTTGATCTTCTCGATCTGAAGGTCGTCTCCCCGCTTCTCGTGGTCCCCGGTCAGGGTCGTCCTCCGGAGCTCCCAGAACAAGTCCGTCTCGGCCGTCGCGAAGGTGGCGTCCACCGTGCAGTTGATGGAGTCGGTGACCACCGTGATCTCGTACCGGCCGTCCTGCCCGTTGAGCGAACCCAGGATGGTGATGAATTTGCCCACGTCGTCTGGGTCGAACGAGCCGGTGATGGAGCGCACGTCTCCCGTGGCGCCGCCGAGTAGTTCGAGGTCGGTGCCTCCTTGCTCCACGTAGCCGTCAGGGATTGCCGTGCCGGTGATGTCGATTTCCGCGTGCGGCAGCACGGCCCACTCGAGCTCCGAGTCGGCCACCATGAAGCCTCGGAGCGTCAGGCGCGGGGGCGACGTGGTCATGTCGATGTCGGTGATCTCGAACTTGCCGATGTTGTCGTCGTAGTTGGAGCTCGAGATGGACAGGAACTTGCCCACGTCCTGCGGTTCGAAGTTTGCGGAGCTCGCCGCGAACCGGAGCGTGCTCGAGTCGATGTCCCCGTCCACGCCCTCCTTCTCGGTCTGGAAAGCCAAGCCACCGGACGCAAGGAACTGCCGGCGCGCTTCCACCGTGTAGTCGGCTCGGCCGTCCCAGATGAGCCAACCGGGAACGATGTTCGATACGTCCCCGGCGCGCACTTCCAAGGTCGTGATGTTCTCGGCCTGGGTAACCGAAGGACGGAGCTCCCAGCGCAGAGGTCCGGTGTCGGTCTGAAGCTCGGGGTAGGTGAAGACGCCGTTCAGGCTGTCCACCCCGACGATGACCACCGTCTTGTTGTTGCCCGTGACGCTCGAGCCTCGGACCGTTATCTCCTTGCCGACGTCCTCCTCGTGGAAGCGGGCAGTCGGCGCCGTGAACTTGAAGGTCGCGTCCACGGTGGCGTTGATGCCCTGCTGCTCGACGTCCCCGAGAGGGATGATGACCTTGCCGAGCTTCAGGCGCCTGAACGTGTTGTAGCGGGTCCGGACGAGCAGGGGGTCACGGAGCTCCGCGAAGTCCCTGGCGAGCCGACGTTGGCTCGTGAACGAGGGGTAGAGCCCCTCGATGAAGAGCTGGAAGGTACCGTCCGTGTCCTGGTTTTTGTACAGTTCGGGGATGAGGTCCCAGAGAACGCGCCTTGCCCAAGCGTCCTCTCCTGCGGGTTCCCCTCCTAGGGGGCCAGAACCAAAACCAGGCATGGATCAATCCTCGTTTGCGACCATGTGGTCGTATCTCACGTCAACACCGTGACCCCGGCTTGAACAGACAGGGTGCTGGGCGGGATGACAGCGTACACCTTGCCGCTCGCGAGTCGAACCCACACGTCGAAGACGTACTCCCGAATGTCGAGGGACTTCGTGTCCGTAGGCGTCAGGTAGATGCGCGCGATGCCCCCTTTCGGCGTGACGATTTCGATCTCGGCGATGTTGGCCGAGGTCTTCTGAAGAACAGCAGTCTCTTCCGAGGTGCACCGCTTCACCGTGAAGTAGACGGTCGCCCCCGTCAGGTCCACGGGCTCGTTCGCCTCGTCGACCACACACAGTTCGTAGGTCTTCGAAGTGCCCCGGATGACCGTCAACGTGTTGGCGGCCTGCGTGAAGCTCACGGACATGCGCAGACTCCTTGGATGGTCCCAGTCAGTTTCTCGACGTCCTGCACCGTCCCGAGCAGGGAGGCGTCGACCACCGTACCGGTCAGTTTCTCGTCGTCTTCCACGGTGCCGGTGATGGTGCTCACCTCGAGCAGGGGCACGACCATGGGGTCCTCGACGGTCGTGATCTTGCCGCAGATGCGGATGATCTCCGTCTCGGGAAGCGCGGGGGAAGTGTCGAGGTAGAAGATCTGGACGACGTCGGGGCAGGTCCCGATGTCTCGAGGCGCCTCGTTGAGCGTCACCAAGCCCGTCGTCGGGTCCGTCTCCGTCCAGCCGTCATCCAGCGCCTTGGTCTGGAGTTGGCCGTTGAGGAACACCGCGACGCTCCCAGGCCGATACGGTTGGGAGACGTAGAAGTCCTTGTTGACGCCGTCGATGGCGCCTGTAGGCACTTCGAACCTGGGAAGCGGCATGCAGACACTCTACCTCACAGGCGGGGTAGCGTCTACGCCCGAAGGTAGTACGCCTGAAGGACGTCACCGACCTTCGGGGCTTCCTTCATCCGTATCTTCCGGGGGCGGAGCTCCACCCAACCGTCCGTGAGCTCCTCGACCCCTACGAGGCCGTTCCTGAAGACGCGGACGGAGTCGGGCACGTAGTCCGTCGTCGTCTCGAAAACGCGATTAGACCCGTTCACAGGCCCGGCAAGGGGCTCTATCACGGGGAGTATCGCCATGGGTCAGAAGTTCTCCTCGTAGGCTTCCTTGTACCCGATGTCGATCATCTTGCGGATGTTCTCGGGGGAGAAGTCGAGGGAGTCGAACCCGTTCATGCGCTTGGTGGGCTGCAACACCCGAAACTCCACGTCCGCGTACTCGTCCACGAGCCGAACGAAGGGGTTGTTGATGCCGACGTTGCGCAGGTCGTTGCGCATAACCTCGTCGAACGTGATGGTGAGCAGGCGCGGGAGGTAGCCAGTGATGGCCGTCTGGCACTTAGGATCCCACCGATGCGAGGGCAGGTTGGGGTCGTCGGTCGTGATGACGTCGATGCGCTTGCACCCGTCGAGCAGCGCGGCCGTGATGGGCGTGATGTCTCGAGCTCCGCCGTCCGTCCACTCCTCGCCGTTGATCTCGACAGGCAGCAGCATGACAGGGTAGCTCGCGCTCGCGAGAACCCAGTCGATGAAGTCGTCGTCTTCCTGCGAGACGTCCCGAACCTCCTTCGTCTCCCAGTTGACCGCACGCACCTTCACCGTCTTGCCGCTGGCCCTCGCCTTCGCGAGCGAGAACTTCGAGCGTACGAGGTGCGCGAGCGGGGAACTGTCGTAGACCGACTTCTTGAGCGCGACCGACGCGGGCCACAAGGGCCACTTCACGTAGATGTCCTTCGTCGAGAGGCCGAGCCACAAGTCCTCGAGCCACTTGATCGCTTCCGCAGGCTTGCCGAGGGGAGTTTGGGACAGGCCCGCCGCCGTCAAACCGCCGACTGAAGCCCCGTAGATCGCATCGTAGTCTCGGCCCTCGTCGGCCATCGGCTTCTTCAAAGCCCCAATTTCATACGCCCCTCGAGCTCCCCCACCTGACAGAACTAGGCCGGTCTTCATAGCTTCTCCTTCTTCGGAACGCCACGCTTTCCGCACTGGTAGCAGAGGGGCTGCCCCTCGGCCGGGACCTCGACGTTCCACTCGTGCTTGCACTTCTCGTTGGAGCAGACCATCCGCAGCTTGATGGTGACCGTCTTGCCGGCCTCCCTGTAGGGTCCGACTCTCGGCCGCATCTTGTTTAGCTTGACTCTCACGGCTACACCTCGGGCCAGCTCGTACAGTAGAAGGTCAAGGTGACTGTCTCTCCCCCGAAGGAGAGGTCGTTCCTCGTGCTCACACGGAGCTGGTGCCCCTTGCTCGACTCGAGCTCGCGCACGGTCTCGTAGGGGAAGGGGATGGGCTGCACGTCACTCGCAAAACCTCGAGAGACTCGACGGAATTCGTCCAGGTCGATGTCCCCGTTCTTCAGCGCGGTGAGATGCGCGTCGCTTGCTCCGACAGCTCGGACGACGGGGTGAGCCCCCTTGGCCTCCATGATGATCTGAAGCGAGCGCTTGTAGTGGTCGGTCTGGAGCTTCACCCTCTCGTTCTTGGTGAAGTAGGTGACCACCATGATGTCGTTCGTTCCTACCACGTCGTTCGGGTAGGGGTTCGCCACGATCTGACCGGTCCTGCCGTAGGTGGTCCCCTCGGTCGGGAAGTAGAGGTAGCCAGCGATGTGAGCCCCTACCGGCATCCCAGGTGAGCGCTGCCACGGCCCTTCGACCACGGCGATCCACATGCCGTCCTCGGTGGGGTCGGTCTGGCTGAAGAGAGCCACCTGGTCGCCCGTCGCCACGGCGACTCCGTCGATGGTCTGCGGTCCGGAGAGGGTCACGTTGCTGTCCGCATGGAGCCGCACGGAGGGGTACTGCGGGGCGTAGTACCAAGCGAAACCCCAGATGTCGTAGTCGATTTCGGTCGTGAAGATGATCCGGTAGTCCTTGTCCTCGTCACCCACGGAGAAGTCGGCTTCGCCTGACTCGATCTTCAGGACTTGCCCCTCGTCGGGACCGAGCGCGAACTGCGACCCGCTCTCGTAGTTGTAGGAAGCCGTCACCGGTCCGGTCGGAGGACCGTTGAGGAACTTGACCTTGCCTTCCTTCCAGAGGATTTCGCAGTCGTAGCTTCCAGGGTCGTCAGGGAAGGGCCTGACGGTCTGCACGACACCCGCGTCCTTGATCTCAGCAAGATAGCCGTGCGCCGCTTCCTCGATCCACTTCTCCTCGTTGAGCACGCGCCCGGTGAGCATGTCGATCCACCACTGATTGGCAGACTCGTATAGGGTCGGGTCGGTACCATCCACAGTCAGGGTCTCGTCCGTCACCCGTACGCTGTCGAAAAACCACGAGCACCTGTCCGCGTAATTGCTCGTCGCAATGATCTCCTCGTCCCCCACTCGAGGAGAAAAAGCGACGAGTGGGACGTCGTCGTCCTGGGTGTGCTCGAGCTGCGTGATGAGGGCCCCCGTATCAGGATCAACAGGCTGGGCCAGGAGACCGGTCAGGCCGACGATCTGCGCCTCCGCATCGTCCCGCTCGGCAACCTCGATAGACGTGCTCGAGAAGGTCGTCTGCCAGTCCGCAAAGCCGTCGTCATCCGCGTAACTGCGAACGAACATGTCCCGGTTGCCCGTGTAGATGTCTCGGGTGTCCTCGCTGTCCGCGTAGTGGTAGTGCGGCCACCCGTTGTTCTGCACGAGCGCCTTCCAAATCACGTAGGAGACCTTCAAGCGGCGTGCACTCACAACGCCCTCCAAACCACGAGACCCCTATGGAGCTTCTTGTTGTTCTGCTTGGCCTTCAACAACACCTTGAAGTGGACGTCGAACCTGGCCGGGTTGCCAGGGGGCCGGAACTGCCAACGGTTATTCTTGTACTCCGAAAGCCAGTCCAGACACATATCCCCTCCGCTACCGCTTCCCGAACACGTGAACCCGAAGTCCTTCTTCACCTCTTCCAGGTCTAGATCGACGACGATGATCGAATCCATCTGAACCCGTAGGTACATCTTGTAGGTACTGAGCTGCCAGAAGGCTCCATGAAGAGCTCCTTGGCTTTCCAGGGAATAAACCTCCGTCCAGTCAGTCTTGGAAATCGTCTGGTTAGGAGTCCACAGGGCAAACCTCGGGGGAGGTCCAGCCGCCATGTACACAGGCACTCCACCCGGAGCTAGAGGCGTCGGAGCGAGTCCAGCCAAACCGATGATCTTGGCGACGGCGTCGTCGTCCTTCACCACCTCCGTGGCGTCGTCCTTGAAGTTGGTCTCCCAGTCCGTATACTCGGCGCCGTTGGCCTGCGATGCGTACAGGTGGTCTCGATCCCCCGTCCACAAGTACGCTCGAGTGGGACCTCCGTCCGAGTAGTAGGTCCCCCACTCGTTGTCCTCCACGAGCTGCTTCCACACGCTGTAGCTAACATCTAGTGGATTCATCACAACACCCTCACAGCGAACAGGGTCGCAGTCAGGTACTTGAGCTTGACCGACGTCAGGTTGTCTTGAACGGTGACCCGTACAAGATCGTTGCTGGCCTCGCTCAGTACCAAACCTTGGAAGCTGAGGGCGGCACCGAGCACGTCCTTGGGTCCGGTGTTATTGATCAAAGGTGTCCTGCCAGGCACGCGGAGGAAGTCCTCGTTCTGGTACACGCGAAACACTTCTGTCGCGACCGAGTTTTTGATGATCTCGATTTTGATGCCGTTGGCGAGTGCGGAGTTGGGACCGAAGCTCGCACCATCGAAGCTGAAGTCATCCGCCGTGAAAGTGAGAAGCAGTTCTCGAATGGACCAGATCTCGTCGGTGATGGTCGGACCCACCTCGAACGGCACGGGGGTGACGGACCCGTTCACCAACAGATCCTCGGAACCGCCATTCTCACAGAACACCAGGACGAAGGCGCTAGGGTCGGACGGAATGTCGGACCCGACCGTCGTGACCTTCAAGTTGCCCGAAACGTCCGCTTGAATCGGGTAGAAGTCTTGAATGGTCGAACCTTCGCGCTGCGCAATGATGACGCTCTTGACGAGCTGCGCAGAGCGATCGTCCTTCACGACGTTCTCGACCCGGTGAATCGACGTGAGGATGTTGTCCCGGTGCAGAATGGTCTGGATGCGAAGCTCGGTGGTGGTGGTGCCGCCGTTTTTGTAGTTCACCCGGAAGTACTGGGCACACACCGGGAACTGAAAGCGCCTCGTCGGGGAAGAGCTCGCGTCCAAGTTGAACTTGTACTGATCGTCCCAGTTAGTACCGTCCGTGCTCCACTCAAAAACCATCCCGTCTGCGTCGCTGTCTTGATCCGAGTGGATCGTGACTGCGACTGAAGCGTACTGGGAAACGTCAGTGCCTGGAGAGGGGGCAAAACTGGCACCAGGAGCAAGCTGCGCAACGGAGCTGTTGTTCGAATCGATCAGGTTGGCTAGCCCTCCGCTGACCGCGACCAACGACTCTTCTGTGGCGGGGTTGATGAACGCTCCATCCGAAGCGCGAGCAACCTTGGTCGAAGCCTGAAGCCTGTAGACGGTCCCGTCTTGAACAACAGCTACCGGGTTGGTCCCGGTCGCATCGTACAGGATTGTTGCTGGAGACTTCGCCATCAGGCTATCGTCCTGTTGCGTGAGGTTTCGAAGATGCCACTATAGCTGATCGTGTCAGTGACGGTGGCTAGCACAGTGCCGTCGGTGTCGTAGACCTTCCACACTTCCTGCGTGATGTTCACACCGGTCCACGCGGTGTCCAACGAGACGATCTTCTTGAGCTTGCTCGAGCTCTCCCACCAAATCTCGGAAGTCGGAAACGGCCCGGTAGGCGTCGTCTCCTTGTAGCACCCGCTCGGAAAACCTTCCGCAGGGCCGTCGTCGATGAAGTGGATGAGCTGCCGCAGCACCTTGTGCTGGGCTTCGGTGATGCCCCCGCCCCCGGTTCGAGGGTCGAACTCCCCGGCCGAGTCGCACATGCTGAAGCGTCCGGACTTGAACCGGAAGTGCCCAGGCGCACCAGCGAACCCGTCAGGCGACTCCTCTAGGTTGACGCCTTCTTCGTCACTTACGCCCGGTCTTCTGTCCGGTGTCTGGGGCATTCTTTCCCTTCTTCACGGGCTTCTGGGCCTTCGAAGAGGGTACCACAGCCTCGGCCTGACGTCGGGCCTTCAGAGGCACCTTGGGGGCCGTGCCTGGCTCCCTAGGTTTCCCCGACTCCTCGGCCTCGGGCTTGTCGGCTTCGGCCTCCCCGTCCTTCACGGCTGCCGCGAGTTGCGCCTCACGTTCGCGGTGCACCTTCGACTTCGCGAGCTCGATCTCCTTGAGCTTCTGCATGTTGCCGACCACGAGCTCGAAGGCTTGCACCTTGCCCTGCGCGATGAGTCGGTGGTTCTCGGCAGAGGCGACCCCCGAGTCCACGACCCCGGTGGCCCGCTGCAAGTACTTCTTGATCGCCTTCGCCACCTCGAGCGGACCGTCGAGGTTGGAGAACTCGCCCGCGTCCATGTCCTTGTCCACATGGTTGCCGAGAGCCGCGACCTGTTTGGACGCGAGCGCGAGAGCGAGCTTTGCCCCCTCGTGCCGCGACATCTCCGTCTTCGCCGCCTCGAGCATGTCGTCGGTCTTGCAACCGATCTCATGCACGACGGCGGCCTTCAACTCGCCCTTGTCCATGGAAAACTCCTGCTATGTCAGGGATCAGCTATAGGGAATGACGCAAAGAACGTCATTGGTCTTGATGGTGAACTCGAACTTAAGCTGGCCGAGCGCCAACGAAGTTCCGGGGTAGTAGTCGTTGTTGGCCGCAGCGTCCGCGCCGGGCCGCATGAGCTCACCGTTCACGAAGACGTCGTAGTCCGTGAGGAACGTTCCGCCGCTCATGTCCGGAAGCTGGGCGTCCAGGTTGGCGCCACCGCCCGTGCCGCCGACGTCGGTGTCCTTCACCGTCGTGCTCGTGCAATTTGCGTAGACCTTGGTTCCTCGAGCTCCGTGGTTGTACGCCTGCACGAGAGCGTTGAGCAGCGAGACCTCGCCGAAGGCCGTCTCGTAGGCGTCCCACTCGGCCGAACTGTCAGCAAGGACGAGGTCGGTCGCGTAACCGGAGCCAGCTTGGTACTGGTCGGTGAAGACCAGGTAGGCCCCCGCGTCCAGCTTGAGGTCGGCGCTCGTCGAGGTGAGCGTGAGAGCTCCCGCCGAAGTGATGGCGCCCGCCGCCGTCACGCCGACGTCGATGGCCGTGCCACCGGAGTCCATCGTGACGCCTTGAAGGAAGTCGTTCACGGCCGCGTCGACATCGAACTCATCGACGTCGCTGGTGATGTTCACCTGGCTCGTACCGCCAGCGGAGCCTTCGATGATCTGAAAGAGAGATGCCTCGAGGTCGTCCCGAATCTCCCAGATGAGCCCAGCACCCTCGAGGTCGAGAGTCGCATTCGTGGTCAGGTCGACCGGCGTGGTGCCCTGACCGTTGTAGGCGACCTGACGAGTGACAACCGCCGAACCAGGGGTGTCCAGCACGGCGCCCCGGAGGAAGTCCTGCTCGTTCAAGTCGTCAAGTCCGACACGTTCTGCCGAGCAGTAGTTGATCGTCTTGCCGTTCATGTCGGCAGCGGCAACAAGCTGGAGTCCGTCACCGGTTGCGTTGACCACGACGAAGGAGATCTGCGCACGGTTCGGGGTCGAGCCCGTCATGGTGCTGCCGTCCGTCGTCGACTCCGACTGAAGCAAACCCCACACCCGCTTGCCCGTAGAGTCCAAGACGGGGTCGCGCGTCGTCCCATCCACAATCTCGACCATGTTCTTCGGAGCGATGGCGTTCGTGCCGACCACCACATCCGTCGCAGAGAACGTGCCGAAAGTAGTAGCGGATGCCACCACGGTGCCCAGCGTGGTGACGGCACCGATGGCCGCAGTCGTGTTCGCCGGGAGCTCACCGAGCGCCAGGATGACACCTTGAACCGAACCCAACGGCCCCACATCCGTCAGGTTGCAAGCCGCCCGCAGTACGCGCTTGCGCTCGAGGTCGTGGAGGTCTTGGTTCAGGCCGTCGACCGCACGCTGCGCGCCGCCTTCGAACGTCGAAGGAGTCGCGATGGTGTCGTACCAGTTGCCCGTCTGTAGCTTCAGCAGAAGGTGAGTCATCGACCTCAAGTTGTTGAGGTCGTCCTCGATGTTGACGGGGTTGGTCTCGTAGTTCGCGAGACTCGGAGCAACGTTGTCGGTGTACGCGTCCGACTTCCGAATCTGCGTATCCTGGCGGATGAAGGTGCGGGCCATCTGTTCTACCTCCTGGGGGTTATGTCCAGCTTACAGCCGCGCGGCCGTTCCTTCAACCCAACGTGTCGATGAGAACAGTGTGTGCCTCGGGCGTAACCGTGATGGAGCCCGGCGTCTTCGTGATGACCTCGCGCGTCTCGATGATGAGGTTGCCGTCCGTGTCGAGTTTGTCAGTCTGAACCGTCGATGTGAGAGCCGTGGTGTAGCCGTCGATCGTCACGTTCACGAAGCCTACACCTTCGACAGCACCGATGGGTTTGGACAGGTCGGATACGTACAGGGAGATGCCGAAAAGCCTGTCCTTGAGCACACCGTCGATGACCGCCTCGACCGCGACTCGGGTCTTTTCCAGGGAGTAGCCAGCCAAGATGCCGATGCGCACAGTCACCCAGGGGTAGACCAGGAAGCTCTCGCCCGACACTACGGAAACGGTCTGAGTCACTTCCTTGCGAGCGTCGAGGTAGTCCTGAAGAGCTCCGACCAACCCGTTCGAAGGGCCCGTGTAGAAGCCTGCCGAGTCCTTCACCAGGATGGGGACCGACACCAGGTTCGCCTTGCAGTCGGCCGACAAGATCTTGTCCACGTGCGCTTCGATTTCCTCGAGCGCGTTCGCGATGACCGCCGCCGAGTTGCCGGTCAGGGAAGGGTCGAGCGTGTCGGCTGCTCCCTCGAGCGTGACTCGGTACGAGAGGTAGAGGCCCGTGCTGTCGGCCGGCGTCGTCGCGTCGTAGGCACCGATGAGCGCCACGACGTTGGCTCGAGCATCCTCGATGGCCTTGAGGTTGGAGTCCGAACCGTCGAGCCGCAGAGCCGTCGTCGAGGTACCGATCTTGTCGACCTCGTCCTTGATGACCCCGCCCGCCGCGACCTGCGTGTCGGCCGCGCTTCGGATGAGCGCGGTCTTCGACTTGATCGAGTCGAGGTACGCGATGAGGGTGGCCGCGTCGCCCGACGTGAGCTGACTGGGAGAAGCCGTGGGGAAGCCGTTGATGTCCGCAGCAGCAGCGTTCGCCTCGGAGTCCACGTCGAGAGTCAGGTTCCGGTTGCCTCGGATGCCGGTGATGACCGCGTCCGCGTTCGACGAGATAGAGGAAACGTTCGTCCCCACCTCTCCGAGCTGCGTGGAGATGTCGTCGGTGTCGTCCAGCATCTGCTCGAGCGTGTGGTCCGTGTCCGAAGCGTTCGTCGCGATCTCGCTCCGGATGGTGGCTACCGGAGTCTCGAGAGACGACTCGACGAGAAGAAGGAGAGCCTTGAGCGTCAGGTCGTTCTCGGCCGAGCGGGGCGAGAGTGCCTGCGCAACCGACACCCGACCGTACAGAGGGTCGGCGAAAGAGCCCGCGAGCGCCTCGTAGTCCGGACGGGTGATTGCCACGCGCCGACTGTTGAAAACTCTCCCCGCGAAGGACTTCGCTCGATCCACGGCCTCGAGGTTGTCGCCGCCGCGCGTCTTGTTCGGCTGCTCGATGGTCAGGCTGATTGACGTCCCCGAGATGACGAGCTCGGTCGTCACCTCCTCGATGGTGCCTGCCGTCACGTTGCCGAGCTGGCCGGCGCACACGACGTAGGTGACCGTGATGGAGGCGTTCGTCGCCGGGATGTTGCCCGCCACGGAGTCGCCGAAGCGGACCGTCGCCGGGTCGTCGTTGTACCCCACCTCGAACTGGTCGGTCTGCTCGAAGTCGATGAAGTCGACTTCCTCCCAGTCAGCACCGTCGACCACCACTTCGACCGACCCCGCCGCCACGTACCGGTCGTCCGGCACCCGGCGAAGTTCGAACACCTGGTTGGCAGAACCATCCGAAGTGAACGTCTCGACGATCGTCTCACCTTCGTAGATGGGGACCTGCTTGATGGTGCCGGCCGTCTGCTCAGCGGGGCTCCACGTGACCTCCTTGCCAACCTCAAAGATCAAGTCGTTCGGCCCGTTGAACTGGAAGCCCTGCACAAGAGGGATGCTGAATGCCTGGGGGTTGTCGATAGAGATGTTCAGGTCCGTGCTCGAGGAGACAGCGCCTCCCATCTTGTAGCCGAGCTGGCGGGAGATCCTCGCGACCGCACGGCGCGTCCGAGCCGTGGACAGGTAGACCTCCGTCGCACGCCGGTCCAGGTAGAAGCTCAAGGTGTCCAGGCCGAAGGCGATGATGTCCAGAAGCATCATGCCCAGGGAGGCGAGCGCGAAGTCGTTGTAGTCGGCAGCAAACTTGATCTGAAGCCGTGCCCGCAGGTCGTCCACGTGCGTGTCGAAGTCGAACCCTGCGTACCGAACACGATTGATCGAAGACATGAATCACCTACGGGGTGGGAGCGGGACCTTGCTGAGTGCCTACGACGAGCGCCGTGGACTCCGCTGTCTGCGTCGCCGGGATGACGTAGTGCATGGTGATGATAACAGAAGAGTCCTGCTCGTCATGGTCTCTCCGACTGACGTTCACCTTGCGCACGACCACGCGCGGCTCGTTCTTGCCCACAGTGCTCGAGACGGTGTTCCGGATGAGCGTCGAGAGCAAATCGTTGTTCGTCTCGAACACGTAGCTGAAGGCGTCGGAACCGAGCTCGGGGCGCATGACCCGCTCGCCTCGAGAAGTGAGGATGAGCTGAATCAAGTCATCACGTATGAGCTCGTTGTCGGTCGCCTGCCGAGGAAGCGAACCGGTGCCCTTCTGGAAGGGGAACTTGAGACCGCGAAAGAGGTTGGTTGTCATGGCTTCACTCCTACGCGATTAGGTCCAGAGGACAAGGTGGCAAAGAGGGTAGCGCCGGAAGGCTCGGCAGGGCAGGCAGACCCGGTAGGCCCGGAAGTCCGGGCAGGGAGAGGGACGGAAATGGTATCGACGGGAACGGGATGTCGATCGTCGGAAGTGAGGGGAGCTTCGGCAACGAAGGTAATGCTGGCAACCCAGGGAGTCCCGGCAGGCCGGGCAGAGAAATAGAGGGGAAAGGGATTGACGGGAACGGGATGTCGATAGTGGGCAGGCTCGGGAGTTTGGGAAGTGAGGGGAGCGCAGGCAGCCCTGGAAGGCCAGGCAACCCAGGCAACGCGATCGTCGGAGGGAAGGGTGGAAGCTGACAGAGTGATGCCATCGGAAGTCACTTGATCTTTACCACCTGGGATTTGCCCGCCGGGGGAGGGGGGACCGTGGGAGGCGTGGTCGGCGCCGTGGCTCCGGTAGCAGTGTGGATATGCGACGCCAGCCAGGGCAAAACGATCTCAGCGATCAACGGGGAGAAGGCTGCTAGGTCCGTGAGGAACACTCCCGCGCCCTTCAGGTTGATGTTCGGCGCGTTGATGTTGACGTTCTTCGACGCGACGAGGTCGATGGAGCCTGCCCCGTCGAGCTTGATGTAGTCGGCAGGGTCGCCCGCAGACATCATGACGCCGTCGCTCGTCATGGTGAAGAGGTAACCCTGCTTCGACTGGATCATGATCTCGCTCGTCTCGACGTTGAACGAGAGCATCGAACCGTCCGACGCTCGGAGCTGGATGCCCTTCTCGTCGAAGTAGAGCGTCGCCACGTCGTCGCCGGCCGCGATGTCCTTCGCCACCTTGTCAGGGTCGTCCTTCGCCGGGTCGCCATCCGCAATCTTGTGCCAGGTGAGGCTCACCTTCTCCTCGCCCGGTGCGTCGTTGAACAGGAGTTGGTGACCGGCCCTCGAGCGGAAGCCTCTCTTCTGGGGCTTGCCGTCCACGTACCCGAAGGCGCTAGGAACGGGGCTCTTCGTGTTCGGCTCCGTGAACCAGCCTCCAAAGTACGCCTTGGGCTTGGAGGGGTCGCCATGGTCGAATACCACGCGAACGAACGAACCCACGAGAGGGGGGTTGAACCAGCCCATGCGCTCACCCGTCACATCCGTCGCGGGAGACACCCACACGTCAAGAGCCTTCTTGGGGTCGTGACCGACCTCGGGGCACGTGATCTGGATACGATGCCGCTCTTCCGGGTCGTCGTTCCTCATGACGATGCCCCGGTAGATCCCGTAGAACGTGCGGAAAGCCGCCTCGAGCCCCTTATCGCGAACGGTGTCCAGAAGGACTTCGAAAGGACTTGCCATCAGCCTGCCTTGGCCTCCGCCGTGCTCGAGTTCTGGTCCTCGGGTTCAGGGTCCTCGTTGCCCACGTTGCCCTTCGCCTTCTCGACCGCGTCGGCAGGCGACCACTTGTTGCCCGAGTCATACGCCACGACGCGGGTCGTGTAGCCGCCCGAGCCCAGCACGTGCGTGACCGAGTCCACGAAGTAGTTGTGGTCGAACCGCTTCCCGAGGCCGAGCAGACGGACCATCAAACCCGGCTTCATGTCAGGGATACCGATGGTCTCCACCTCGATGCGACTGCCCAGGTTGCCGTTCAAACCCGCTCGCCACGAGGAGTTTACGCCCTGCGACACTTCCTTGGTCACCTGGTCGTGGAAGGCTGGCTCCATCCCGTCTCCCGTCTCCTCGTCCACGGGGTTCAGGTCAGTCGAAGCCAACGCGGCCGCGCCCGTCACGTTGGGAGGGGACTGCCCCTCCTTGCCGTCGCCGAAGACCTTCTTCTCGACCTCACCGTCCTTGTCCTTGATGCCTTGGACGAAGATGCCCCGCACCGCTGCCGGCATCCACATGGCCTTCGTCGGACAGTTGAAGCTGAGCAGAGGGTAGACACCCGAAGCTGGACCAATGCCCGCCTTGGGGTTCGTCAGGAGCCACTTCAGTGTCTCGGCGTTGTGCGGGTTGGGGTAGAGCCAGAGCACGTGCAGAGGCTTCTCCTCGATGGCGCCGTCGTAGTCGAGGAGCGTGATCTCCATGCCCTGCGGAGTCTCGACCGTGACGATGTAGCTCTGACACTCCTTCGCCAGAGCTTGAGCAGCCTTCCACATGGTCTTGTAGGAAGGAGAATAGACAATCTCTTCCTGCCATAGCTTGTCGGCGGGACCTCCGGACTTGACGTTGTAGTTGAGGAAGTAGCCGCTGTACTCGAGGTTGTTGATCACCTTCTTCATCGGCTCGAGGATCTGCTTGAACACCTCCAGCCGAGTACCCTTGTAGAAGCCCGACCGCTGCGCCCGACTGCTCACCCAGTCCATCGCACCCTTCGCATTGAGGGTGATGGTGACGTCGGGGCCGATGGCGACGTCGGGAGCGAAGAGCATCCCGCCGTAGACTGGGGACCGCAAGACGGTGCCCTTGTCTCCCACCACGTACCCGAAGGACACTTCGAGGAAGGCCCGCAGAAACGAGATGCGGTCCTCGTCCAAGAACTGCAAGGCGTCGAGATAGGGCATGCTGAGCGTGGCCGTGATGGTATTGACCTGCCCCAACTTCTGCTCGATCGTCACCTCTTGCACGACGGCGAGCGGAGGAAGGTCGGGCTGGTCGTGCGTGAGCCAGAGAGGAATCCTCTCCCCGTCCTTGTTCTGGATGACCAAGGAGAAGAACGGATTCAGCAGGTTCGAGGCCACACCGGGCACTAGAAGACCGCCTTCTTGAAGAGGATCTGGTTGACGTAGTTGGGCGAGGGGATGCGGAGGATGTCGCCAACGCTCAAGTCAGTCGGAACGAGCTCGATGTCGTTCGCTACCGCGATGACCCACCAAAGGACCGGGTCGCCGTAGAAGCGGTGGGCCAGAAGGTCGATGCGGTCGCCGTCCATGACCTGGTGATACTGGTCGTCGAGCTGGATCGGGACCTCGGGGAGCTCGGGCAGATCCCAGAACTCGAACCCGTCGATCGTGATCAGATCGTAGAAGCGCATCCGGCTGTTGCTCTTGACCTTGACTGCCATACTTTACCCTGCCGGTTCGCCCGAGGAGGTAGTTTGACCTCCGAGAGGTTGACCATTCAGCATTCGCTCCTGCCCACGCAAAATCTCTTTGACGGTCGCAGCCGCGCCTCCCATCGAAGGACCCTTGTTCCGTGCCGACGCGATCTCAGACTTGAGTGTGAGGGTCGCCGAAATGAGGGCGTCCATTTTCGCGATGAACAGGGCTTGGTAGCCGCTGCTCGGCTCTCGGTACCAGTCTGGGTTGTTGACTGCGTACTCCAACCTCTCGAGCCCCGCTGGAAGTGCAGGCAGTTCGGTTCGAGGCCCCTCTTCCCGATCCAGATCCTCCTTCGCTGCCGCCGCAGCCACGCGAGAAGCCTCGACTGCTCGGAAACCGGCACTGATCTTATCCAGATCTCGCTTCACATCAGCCACGGACTTCGCCAAGGCTCCCGTTACCGCATCCGTCATGCCAGCAATGCCGAGGAATGTTGCGCTGAAGAGTCGAGAGATGTTGAGCAGGAACTGACGGAACATCTTCTCTTGGTCGATGACGAATTTCTTCGTCGCGTCGATCGCCTTCTTGAACGCGTCGGTGAACGCCTTGTTGATGCCCTTGACGACGGCCGCGTGGAAGTCCTTCTCGAGGAACTCCGTGATCTTGTTCGCGCCGGCTTGCAGTGCCTCGACGGAGGCGTTGAGATCCTTCTCGATGTCCGTGTGGATGGAGTGCCGGAACAGCTTGTCGACCCACTCGTCGATACCGTCGAAGAACTTGTCGACGTCCTTGTGGGCACCACCGAAGAAGTTCTTGATCTGGTTGATGGAGAACTCGACCGCCTTCCAGATGGCCGTGAAGGTGTCTTGGAAGAACTGCTTGACCTTGTCCCACACCGGCTTGATGTGCAGGGTCCAGAGCTGGACCATCGCGTCCTTGATCTTCGTGATGTACGGCCCGATGAGGGTCCATGTCGCCTCGAAAACACCTCGGAAGAATTCGGCCACCTTGTTCCATACGGGCTTGATGTAGAGCTCCCACACCCCGATGACGAATTCCTTGACCTTGGTGAAGATGGCCGTGACGACGGTCTGCACAGCGGTGAAGATGAACGTGAAGACCGCGACGGCCGTCTCCCACTTCATCTTGATCTGGTCCCACACCATGAGCGCGATGCCCTTGAGGATCTTGAACGCGACCCCGAGCACCCGCTGCACGACGTGAGCCACGAGCTTGAACGTCTCCCAGACGACCGTCACCACCTTCGTGATGAGGCTGAACTGGGTCTTCGCCACCTTCGCGAGGAAGGAGAAGGCCGGCGCGAGCGTGTCCCAGATGGTCTTCCCGACCTTGATGGTGACGAGCACGAGGTCCGAGAACTCGTCGATGAGGAAGTCGATGGTCTTCATGAACCCGCTCGACTTCGCGTCGTCCGTGCTCTTGCCGAAGACCGCGTCCCACCCCTTCTTCAGCCACTCGAACACCTTACCGAGCGCCTTGATGCCCGTGTCTAGGATGGTCTGCCACAGGCCCATCGACTTCTTGAGCAACGTCGAAACGGAGTCGAACGCCGGCCCGATGTACTTGGCGAGCTTGGGGAACTTCTGCATCAGGAAGTCCCGAATGCCCTCCCAGATGCCGGTGATGACGTCCACGAGCAGATCTTGGATGCCGAACAGCAGCTTCTTGAGCCCGTTGAGCACCGTGGGGATGGCGCCGAGGATGATGCCGGGCAGCCTCGTGTAGATGAATTTGCCGAGGTTGAGCATCCCCTCGAGGATGACCGGGACGAGCCCCTTCAGGAAAACCTTGAGCTTGGGCCCGAGGTCTTTCAACGCGTCGCCGACCTTGCCAGGAAGCGTCTTCAGGACGCCGAGAATGATGCCTACGCCCTTCTCGAGGAACTCGGGCAGCTTCTTGTAGTACTGCTCGAGCAACGGCAGGAGCCCCTGAAGAATCGTCGGCACGAGCTTCAGCACCTTCTCGACCAAACCGCCCACGAAGTTGCCGAGGTCCATCTTCGCGAGGAACCCCAGCGCCGCCTCCACGAGAGCGAAGAACGCTTTGCCTAGGAGCTGCACGCGCGCCATCAGGAACCCGACGATGATGTTGAGCAGCTTCCCGATGCGGTCGCCCCCGAGCCCCTTCAGGACCGTCTCTATCGCGCCGAAGATGGCGTTGAAGATCTTGTCGAAGGGAATCTTGCCCGCGAGTCCCATCAGGCCCGTCATGGCCCCCTGTAGCCCGTCCAAGAGCATGTCCAGGGTGGCTCCCCAGTCCATCTTCCCCATGGCAGCCTTGAGGCCACCAACGATCGAAGTGAAGACCGTCTTCAGGTTCTCGACGATCTTGCCGACGCGACTCGGATCCTTCGCCTCCTGCTCCATCCCGCCGAACATCCCACCGAGGAGCTCGCCCGCCACGGACCGCAGGACGCTCGAGACGGTCTTGATCGCGGAGCCGATCCTCTTGAAAACTCCTTCGAAGAACGCCTTCCAGTCCACCTTGGCCGCGAAGTCAGCCATCCGGTCGGTGATGCTCACGAGCGCGTTGAGCGCCGCATCGATCGCCTTGCCCACCACGTTCTCGAGCCACGCCGCGCCGTTCACGAGCTTCTCCGTGAACTTGTCCCACGCGTCTGCCCAGTTGTCCGTCTCCATCCGAGCTGCGATGAGCTGCGCGGAGAGCAGACCGATGCCGGCCACGAGACCACCGATGAGGATGCCGACCGGGCCGAACAGGAAGATGAGCCCACCGAGCGCCGCGATGATGGGAGTGAGGTTCTCGAGGATGACCCCGAGCATCGTGCCCATCGGCCTGAGAGTTTTCGGTAGGAGGGCCATGGCGCCGATGGAGTGCATGTCGGCCATGAGCTCGACCATGTCTCCCATCGGGCCGCCCTTCTTCACGACCCCCCGGAGCGTCTTGGAGAACTCACCGAACTGCTTGACGGAGTCCTTCACGAACGACTCTCGAGCCTTGCCCAGCGAACGGAAGGACGCGATCATGCCGTCCTTCGCCAGGTCGAACGACTCCTGCAACGTGCGGCCAGTGCTGTGACCCTCCCTCGCCATCTTACCCAGGTCCACGGTCGCACCGCTGACCGTCTCCATGGTCTTGACCGTCTCGTCGTTGGCCGTGCGCAGGAAGTTGACCAGGGTCGCAGCCTGCTGCGCCCCCATGGTCTCGGTCAGGCGAGCTCGCACGAACTCGAGGAACCCGGCCATGTCGCCGCCCGATGACTTCACCTGAACGGCCATCTGAGCGAGCCCCTTGACCATTCCGGCCGGGCCCTGCTTGATCAGGTCCATCGACTTGTTGACGTCGCCAGACATGATCGCAAACTCTTTCATGAACTGGGGGATGTCGTCGCCCACCCCTGAGAACAGTCCCACGAAGCTCTCCTGCGCGGCCGTGGTGGCTTCGGCCAGCGAGATGCTCATCTCGCGCGCCTTGTCCGCGTCGCCCGTCATCGTGAACAAGCCAGCCGACAAGGAAGCGGTCTGCGCGGCGAAGTCTGCGAGCTCTTCGGGGGACAGGTTCTTCTCCATCAAAGCCGCGCGCCGAGAGATGAGCTCCATCATCTGCGGAAGCTGGTTCATCGCCGCCGAGACGTCCCCAGTCTCCTGCCCCATCTTCACGAAAGTACTGGTGACCCGACTGAGATCCTCGTCGGTCATGCTGAATTCGGTCCGCATCCGCTTCATCTGGTGAGCGAACACCTTGCCGTTGATGCCCGTGACATCCGAGAGTTTGGCAAGGTCGGAAGCGGTCCGGATACCCACGGCGCCGAGCTCCGACGTCGCGGTCTTGAACCCGACGATGGCAGCCGTAGCGGTCTCGGCTCCGATGTTGAGCCCGATCGACATGCCTGCCGCCTGACTCGAAACGTTGCGTAGCTCCTTGCCTGTCAGGCCGAGGTTGAACGCCGTCGCTCGAGCAGACTTGGCCGCTGCCGCGCCCTGGGCTTCCAGCCCGGTCGTCAGGTTGAGGCTCGATCCGGTGAGGTTCTGGATACCGCTCGAGATGTTGCCGAGCTTCGCCAGTGAGATGCTCTCGATGAACCCGCGCAGCTTGTTGACGTTGAGGATCTGGTCGAGCTTGCCCACCACCTCCTTGATGGAACCGAAGCCTTCCGAGATCTTCTCCTGACTGGACCCGATGTCCGCTGCCTTCTTGCCGAAGAAGAATGCCGCCTTCTTGAGCGTATCGAAGACGGACCTAGTGAGATCCTTCCTGAACCCTGCGGACGCCTCCTTGAGCCCTTGTAGCCGCTCGGTGAAGGGTCTGGCAGCCTCGGCCACCCTCTTGAAGATGGGCGTCACCTTGCTGGTGATGGGTTCGGCTGCTGCGACGATGCTCTTGAAGCGGTCCCCCAGGCCCGTGACCTTGTCGGTCACGCCCTTGATGCTCTCGCCGAAGGTCCCTTCGAACGTGGCCTTGACGACCTCGCCGCCCTTCTTGACCGCGTCGGTGATGGGAGTGAGGACGCTGCCGATCTGTTTGAACGAGTCTACGACGTCGTCCACCTTGTCAGCGACGCCTTGACTCCAGATGGCGACTCGGCCTTCTTGCCGAGCGAGAACCTGGTCCACCGCGTCGAGGGATTTCTCGACCTGGGAGAACGCTGGCTGGGACTTCTCGTGAACGGAAGCGATGCCCTCGCTTACCTTGAAGAAGTTGGAAGCGATCTTCTCCTGCGTCTTTTCAAGGCCGATGTCCTTCGCCCCGAAGGAGAAGCCCAAGCCTAGAAAATTCAACGCCACGAAGTGCCTCCATTTGCGACCACGTGGTCGCGTCTCAGATTCGACGAGACCGCACCGGAGCCTTGGGCCTCATAGCCGCATTCTGCGACTTACTGCGCTTGTTCTCAAGCTCCGACTTGCGCTGGAGAAGCCTCCGTCTTCTCGTGATGGGCATCGACATGATCGATTCATAGGGCAGCTTCCACGCCTCTAGGGCATAGAAGATCTCGCTTTCGAGGTCTTCCGCATCGTGGACGGGAAGAAAAAACCGGCCTGCCCAACGTCGAGATCACGCTCGAACTCGGCTCCGCACGAAGGACACTGCATATCGAGGGTCGTGTCCACTCCACCCTCGTGGTCGTCGAACGCTTCCCGAAGCGCGTTGCGGTCGCGCATGCCCAGGGCTTGGACGGCGCCGAGCGTCGCGGGCTTCTCGCCGAGCATGTCGAGCCGAAGCAGGATGCTCATCGACATGGCCTCCTTCGCGTTCGACGCCTTCGACAGCTTCTCCTCGTCGTTGCCGGTGAGCGGATGGAACCGAGCCGTGAGGCCCGAGGGGAGTTTGACTTCGAACAGCCGCTTCCGGGGGTCCTTCATCGGCTTGATGTCGAGGTCCCCCAGGCTGAGCGAGAAGATGCCCGAGTAGCCGCACTCCGGGCACTTGTCGCGGAAGGGGTACTCGTCGCCGAGCGTCGTGCGCCGGATGGCGAACATCAGGAACACCCGGTCACCGACGAGCAACTCGCCGGCCACGGTCGCAACCCTCTCCGGGTCGGCGATGTTGCCCACTCGAGTCAGGCACGCGTCGATGAGGTTGCTGATCTTCTTCCACCCCGGCACGGCTTTGGAAGCCAGCATGTCTTCCTCATGGCCTGTGATCTCACGGACGTGCACTTGCGTGTGGAGAACTCCTTCCGCGTCGAGGTAGCCGCAGGGGAGCTCGAAGGTCCCGTGCGTGCCTTGCGGCGTGTCGAGCTGCGCCTCTTGGATGGCGTTGAGGCGAGGGTCCTTCTCGACCGGGGGTAGTTTCTCGTCTGACATTTCAATCCTCCGTCTTGGTTCGAACGAGGGGCTCTGCCTCTTCCTCGTACATGCGAATGAGCGCCTTGAGAGCATCCGTCACCGTGATGCCGCGCGCGTTGACCACTTCCTTGAACGTCATGTAGATCTGCTTGTCCACCCAGACGTTGATCTTCACGTCGCTGCCCTTCTCCTGCCAAAGATCAAGATCGTCGAAGTGAGGGGTCTCGGCCTGCGCGACGTACTTGCTCATCAGGTACCGGACGAGACTACCCGTGCTCGAGAAGCCGTTGAGCTCCTTGATCCGCTTGTAGAGCCGCTGGCTCACCCAGAAGTTGACAGGGCGTTCGGCCGAACCGGTGGACCCCAGGCCCGCCACGTCAGACGCCATCTCGCACGCCCGGCACAGGACCGACGCGTTCTCCGTGGACAGCTTGCCGCCCACTTCGAAGGGTACGATAGGCTTCACCCTCACCTTGTGGTCGCTCCCGCAATTCGAGCATCTGTCCTGGCAGCGCTCGAGCATGAACGTCTCCCACATCTTCTGCTTCTGCTCGTCCGTGAGAGACTCTGGATCGATCCCTCGGAGAAACTCGGTGGGATCCAACAGGTCGGGCTTGGCGTCACTCATGACCTACACTTACCTCACTTGAGAGGTAGTCTCAACCAAAAGTACGTCAGGTGTGATGTAGGGTCAGATTTTGGAGAGCTCGCGGCGCATCTCCCTGACGAGTCCAGGGAGCCGCTTCTTGCTCTTCTTGGGCTTGGGAGGGTCCTCGTCAGGGACGCTCGGGAAAACGTCCTTGAGGGGCTCCCCTGCGCCGAGGGGGACAGCAAACGCGCCGACGTTGCCGGTCGTGGTTTGCTCGAGCTCGTCTTCACGTCGCTTACCCGGCAAGGGACACCTCCTCCCAAGTCTCAACCGCGAGGTCGAGCTCGGCCACATGGATCGCGCTGGACTGGGCATCGAAGTCCGACCCCGACTTGTACCGGACGGGGATGACGCCCTTGAGGATGTACGCCTTCGCCGGGATGCGAGCTGCAAACTCGAAGAGGCCGCCGCCCACGAGCCCCTGCTTGGCTACCGTCGTGGTCGCCAGGGTGGCTACCGTCGCGGCCGAGGCTCCCTCGAGCCCCGTCAAGCCAGCCGCGATCCCCACGTTAGTGAGGGTCTGGATGAACTCTCCGAACGGGGAGTCCCCGAACGTCAGACGCGAGAAGTACTGGATCAGGATCAGGTTCCTTCGGTACGTCGGGCCACCGATCTCGAACAGTGACAGGGGAATCTGACCGGGAGCCAGGGAGAAGCCGTCCGTGTTGCCGGTAATGGTTCCCAAGACCCAGTGCCAGAAGTCCGAGTTGTAGAAGGTCACGCCCTGCGAAAGCGTCAGAGTCGACGACGACGCACGCTTCACCACCTTGCGACTGAAGAGCCAGTTGCCCTCGTTGATGTCCTGAGTGTCGATGACGAACTCGGGAGCCGAGATGGAGGCGAAACCGTAGAAGGGATTGAGCAGAGGCCAGACGGCGCCGTCGAGGGGCCCCACATCCATCAACCAGAAGGGATAGACCTGAAGGTAGTCAGTGAGGGGTGACCGCGCCACGGTGGATCAGGTAGGAGCGATTTCTTCCACCGTGAAGAACTCGTACGCAACGTCGAGCTCCTGCACAGAGATTTCGCTCGCGGTTGCGTCGAGGTCCGAAGCCACCTTGCAGCGGATCGGGAACGACTCACGCACGTGGTAGATGCGCGCCGGGTTGGTGTTGGTCAGATCCACGTTCTGGATGTTGGGACCACCCGCGAACATCTCCCGACGATGGAAGTGCTTGATGTCGATGTCGCCTCGGTAGGAACCGGTGCCCGTGGGGTCGCCGCCTTCGACGGTGGCCTGCATCCACGAGAACAGGGAACTGTCGAGGCGCGCCACGCCTCGGGACATGGTGATGTCCGAGACGGAGGGGTTGCCGGGGTACTTCCGGGGGTAGATGAAGTGCCCTTCCTTGTACTCCACCGCCTCGCTCGAGAGCTCGGGGGTCGTGCAAGCCGAGAAGCCCGCATGTGGGAGCCGAAGGTCGGCAGTGCCGCCCTGAAGGTATCCGGGGGAACCCCCACTCGGCGGGTCCACCATCTCGACGTGGAACCGCATCGAATGAAGGTAGTCACTGGTGATCGGTCGGACCATTGCGTTCTCCTTACCTCGATACTACCGTAACCCCGGTTCCACGTCCAAGCGAACTATGTCTCGGGGCGAATCAGAATGAAGACTTCTCCGACGACAGCATCATCGCTCCGTCGAATGAAGAGACCTTCCGTCGCTCCCGGTGTCGCCACGGCACTCGCGGTATCGCTGGCATCCGCACGCCCAGTGGCAGCGGAGTCCAGGGACGCCAAGAGGGTGCCGCCGCCTGCCGCCTGAGTCCGCACCTCGAGCGTGGAAGCTCCGACCGCCGTGACGATCTTAGCCCACGCGTCGATGACGCGGAACTTGAACGGAAGCTGCCCGACCGCCTTCACCTCGACGTCGTCCGGAGAACCGCCGCCGCCAGCGACGAGTGCGGCACGGATCACGGAGCCAGCCGAGAAAGCGTCGGCAGCCGCCACCGGAGCGATGTCCTGAGCTTCGATAGCGTCGGGAGGGGCTTGGAGTCCCGATCCGAGCTCGGCCGCTGAGTAGACGACCGCAAGAGATACCTTGCCATCGGCCATCGCAGATTGAAGAGCTCGCATACGGGGAAGGTCTGAGGCCGACCTCTGCACGTCGATCGACGAGTTCGCCGGAACCTCCGTGTAGAGATCAGCCAAGTAGACGGCTTCTGCCGTCAGGTTTGTGATCGTTAGCGTCGCCATCTTGCCTCCGTCTGAGAAACTGATTCACGTCCTACCACTGCCCTACCTCAACGTCTAGGTAGGGTAGGGATCAAGTCACGGCGCCGGTCGGGTCGTACCAGTCGGTACCGTCGCTGACGTTGGTGAAGCCGTCATCCGAGTTCCAGATGATGGTTCCAGCCGTCACAGCCGTGGGGAGCGGACGGTTGGCATCCGTGTGCACGGGCAGCCAATAGTACATGTCCGAGTCGAGGTTGCGAACTTCGACGGCGTCTCCCGCCTCGAGCGCAACTGCGACTGTGAGGCTGCCGGCTTCGATCAGAGCCTTGAGCCCTTGATCGTCCATCTGCGCAGGAGTGCGGCTCGTCGTCACCGTGCCGCCTGCTGCCAGGTTCTTGTAGAGGGCCGAGACGTAGAGGTCGGCGCCGCTCGCGTTCGTGAATGTGACCTGCATGATGTTTCTCCTACCGAAAGTCTGGGGTCAAGACGGGGAGCGAGTCAACTCAGCCAATCGTCTGTTGCTGGAACCGGAAACGGACGAATTCAGCCGGTCGGTTCGGCGCCGCTCCAACGTCGATGATGACCTGCCCTGCCTCGATGGAGGACGCGTCGTTGTTCGTCTCGTCCACGATGACGAAGTACGCCTGGGAAGGCGACGCTCCGTAGAACAGACCCTCGTTGAAGAGGCCCTGCATGAACCCGTCGAGCTGCGCCTTGATGCGGGACCACAGTCCAGGCCCGTTGTTCTCGAAGACGATCCAGCCGGTCGCGTTGTAGACCGACTTCTCCATGAACATGAAGGTGCGCCGGGCGTTGATGTACCGCCACTCGCTCTCCTGCGACAGGGTCCGGACGCCCCACACCGCGAGACCCGTCTGCGGAGACGAGATGAGCGGGTTGACGCGATTCGGGTAGACGTAGTCGCGCTCGCCCTGCGACGAGACGTACTCGAGACCGAGCAGGAAGGTGAGCGCTCCATCGACCGTACCACCGGGGGCCTTGCCAACGTTCTTGTTGCTGTCGGTCCGCGCGTAGATGCCCGCAATGTGCCCGAGGGGCGGCATCGTGAGGGGCCGGTTGTTCGCAAGCGGATCGGCAACCTTGACCCACGGCCAGTAGAGCGCGGCCCACTTGGAGAAGCGCCCGAGGTCGTAGCGGAACCAGTCCACAGCTTCCTGCGGGTCGGAGCCCTGGGGAACCGTCAGGATGATGAAGCGGTCGCCGCCCGAAGGCAGGTTGGCTCGAGACTCGGCGTAGTCGAGCAGGTCGACCGTGACCACAGTGTCTCCCGCGAAGTCGGGAATGACCACCTGAAGGATCTCGTCGATCTCGTCGAACGCGTACAGACCGCGCTTGTTCGCGATGAGGGTCGGAGCGGTGAACTCGCTGCGCGAGTAGGTGAGCCCCGTGAAACTGCCGTCCGAACCGGCCGTGTAGTGCACAGTGGCGAGCGAGTCGGTCCAGATCTTGGACGTGTCGCCGAACTGCTCTTCGCGGTTGGCTGCTTCGGCTTCCGTGTAGAAGGTCGCCGTGACGAGCGTGCCGCCTTCGATCGCTTCGTCGGTCTTGAAGTTTGCGACGCCGGTCGCGTAATCGATCTCGTTCGGTCCGATGGTGACACCGCCGACCGTGATGGAGGTCGCGTACGTCGAGTCCACGGCACCGACCAGGTTGCCAGCTCCGTCGTCCGTGATGGACAGCGCGCCGGACGTGATGCCCGTGTAGCTGATCGTGACCGAACGGGGGCCGACTTCCAGACCCTGTCCCGACAGGTAGGTCGGAAGCAGGACCGCACCGAGCGTGCCGCCGAAGGTCTGCCCCGCCGCGAGCTCGTCGCCCCCACCCAGGACCGTCGTGACCGAAAGGCCGTCCAGGGAACCGGGGTGCTCGTCGGCTCCGGGGGTGTCCACCTGGATGTAGTCGGACAGTTCGTTGATGACGTCGGGGAAGTACTGCGCCGCCGTGGAATCCGAGAAGTCGAGCTCCTCGTACGTTTCGACGACGTCGAAGGCTCCTGTCGAGGCGTTGTACTCGAGCACGAGCATGTCGTGCTTGGAGTAGGACTGCGTGGCCGCCGTGAAGTTGTCCAGATTGCCCGAGACACGCACCTTGACGTCGTCTGCCCACGCTCCCTTGGAGATGGGGTCGAGGCTCCAAGCCGCGATGAAGTAGGTGCACAGCAGAGGAGCTGCCTTGTGGGGAGCGGCTGCCGTCGTGAAGGAGTACGAACCGTCGTTGTAGTCGATCGTGCCTGGGGCAGCGAGAGCGCCTGCGGTCACATCGACGAGAGCGCCTGCGCCGTCGTCGGCGATCGACTTCGTGGTCGTGGTCGGGGTGAAGTCACCCGTCAGAGCGATGCCCACACCACCGATGACCGGAATCTCGGCCGCGCCGAACTTGATCGAGCCGCGCCCGGTCGCGTAGTCGAACGTCAGGACGGAACCAGAAGCGTTCGTGAACGTCGCGGTCGTGCCGCTGACAGGAGCTCCGACCGCGATGGTCGCGGGAGTCGCGCCGTCGAAATCGTAGTTGAGCGTGAAGCCTGCGGTGTCGGGGACAACCGCGAACTGCTCGAGGTCGCCTTCTGCTTCGGCAGGGATGGAAGCAGGAGCGATGCGGAATTCGTACGACGCCTGTCCGGTGACGTTCACGATGCCCGCCGAGTCGTCACGATCGCGCAACGGGTCGGTCGTGACGGGAGTGCCCGTCTCGCGCCAGCGGATGCCGAAGGACGCCACGGCGCCGGTCGCCGAGCTCTTGCCGACGACGGGGGTCGCACCGGAGTTGACCTTCAGGGTCGTGGTGCCTGCCGTCTTGGAGAACGCGACGACGACGTTGTCGCCCGTCTCGATCTGCTGATCGTACTGCTTGCTCTGCAAGTCGGCGTCGGCCTCGACCGCGTCGGAGGGAACGACACGAACAACGAACGCGCGACGACCGCCGTTGGCGAAGAACGCCAAGACGGACAGAGGCAGGAAGGAGTTGCGGGTGAGGGCACCAAACTTCTTGTAGAACTGATCCGACGATGTCACCAGGGTGGCTTCGTCGGTCGGTCCCTTCGAAGTGAAGCCCACGATGCCCATGTTCGACGTCGAGACGGCTGCAATCGTCTGAACGGCGCTCGGCACCTCTTCGATGAATACACCAGGGGAAAGAAACTCTGCCACGGCTTACCTCGCTCTCTTCGTGGTCCGCTTCTTCGTGGTCGGCTTCGGGCTGGGAGTTGCGGTGGCCTCCTCACCCTCATCCGCTGGTGTCTCCACCACGGTCTTTGCCTCTGGTACCGGCTCGGGTGCCGGCGCTGCTTGCGGGACTGCCTCGGGGACAGGTTCAGGTTCAGGACGAACGGGCCGCTTGTGCAGTTGACCCTTCTTCACAGCTCGGATGACGCCGGCCGTCGACTCGTCCTTGGGGGAGATCTCCACCCAAGTTCGGGGCATCACGACGATGGAAGTGCCCTTCCTGAGATTGAGGGCCAACGGTCCCCGTGTCTTGTTGTAGTAGTGGCCCATATCTCCCTTACCTTATAGCGGCTTGAGGTTCATGGTCAACGATTGGGTCACGGTCGGGTACGTTCTCGGCTCGGCCAGATCCAGTTCGGCCTCGACCCGAAGAGTTACACCAAAACCGATGACACGTTCCGCGACCTCGGGGTGCTCGTCGAGCACCGCCGTGCTCTCCGTGAACACGTGGTACTCCCTAGGGTCGCCGATGCTGTCCTGCACCGTCACCGCAGCGTACGGAGGGTAGGTCCGAAGGATGTGCTGAAGCACCTTGTGGACCTGCCCACGCTGCCCGATCGCGCCCCTGTAGTGGGCCAGGACCGAAATGGTGTAGGTGATGTCGAACGGCACGGCTTGTTGGGCTTCCTCCATGCGGGAGTAGCCGGTCTGCGTCCCATACACGATGGGGACTCCGATGGCCGCAGGCGTCCGGTAGACCGTGTTGCCTGGATGCCATCGTTCGTTGGCAGGAGAAATGTCGTCACGCCGGATGAGCACGAGCGGGAGCACGTAGCTCTTGAACTCGGCCTCGGGGAACGAGAAGGTGACGAGCACTCCTGGCTTGCCAGGGGGAGGGTCGATGCCGTCGATCGTCAACCAGTAGCGTTGGTTCTCGATGAACGCTCCGAGCGTCTCGACGATGCCTCGGTCGAAGTCACGGAGCTCGACAGTGCCAGACTGATCCTGACCCTTCGCCCGACGTAGCCTGCCCTCTTGAACAGCCGGAATGTCGGGATCTTTGAAGTCCCATGCCATTCAGGACTAGTCCTTCTTCTTCATCTCCCGCGCCTTCTGAAGCACCTCACCCGCGAACATGCAGGTCTTCGCGATGCCCAGCCACTCGGCCATCTGCTCGTCGGTCGCATCGTCGTCGGGGATGGTGGGCATCTTGCCTTCGTCCTCGAGCGTGGCCGCCGCGTTGAACACGAAGTTCATCGCTTCCTCGTCGCTGTAGTCGTACTCGATGGTGAGCAGATCGGCGATCTCGGACAGGTAGAGGTCCAGCGTGTCGCCCACGTCAGACGGGTTCACGGCACCGCCGTCACCCGCTGCCGCGTCGGCAGTGGAGTCGCCGCCCACGTCGGGCGGGGTATCCGGACCAGAAGCGACGACGTCTTCCTCGCCATCCTCTTCGATCACCAAACGTACACTCTCGAGAATCCCATTGAGACGCCTGTTCATTGTCTCCTCCGAACGTCAGGCACGGATGCCCAACCGCTTCTGAAACCCTTCGTATTTCTTGGCTTGGCCGATTCTAACCTTCCTTGGTGTCCGAGTCGGCCATTTTCTCCACCGGTTGAATTCGGACCGCTCGAGCGCCTTCCTCAAGTCCCGGTCCTGCATGGAGATCTGCTTCAGTCCTCTCTTCTTGAGGGAGAGGATAGCAGGTTTCCAGTGAGGCTTGGCATCCGGTCCCAGTCCGAGCTCCAACTTGATCCCCTCGAGCGAGACGACCGGAAGAGCTTTGACCTTGGGAGACACCTTCAACCCGTGGTCTTTTCGAATCTTGCGCACGCCCGCCTTCGCGAGCTCCCGCTTCCACTCGTCGTGCTTCTGCCTCGCCTCGGCGACCTTCTTGACCTCGCTCTTGGATGCGCTCCTCGAGAGCACGGTCGCCACCCGCTTGCTGGGCATGAAGGGGATGGTGTCGGGAGTCCACGGACTGTGCTTGATCAACACCTGGACCGAGTCGGGCGTGCGGCGTTGCCTTCGGTTCGGCTTCACATACAAGAGCGTCTTCGCGCCCTTGACCTTCTTGACCTTCACGCGCTTGGTGTCCACGGCGACAACGAAGGCGTCTTCGCCTGCTCCCAGTCCGGTCACCTTCGCGACGTCCAGCGACTTCTTGTACTTGCCCATGCTCGAGGGAATGCGAGCGAGCAGGTCGGCGAGCGTCCACGATGCTGCCTGGTACGTGACCTGCGCCCGGAGTTTGCGGCCGCGCTCGGGCCACTCCCGCATGAGCTGGTCCAGATCACGCACCTGCGGTGACTTCATCTTGATCTGGACGAGAGACCTCATGGCTTCAGCAAGTCCTCGACCTTGAACTCCCGGCCGTCTTGCTCTGCCCACTCCATCTCGGTTTCGATGATGACGTCGATGAGCCGTTTCATGGGCTTGACCAGACGCGTGACCGGGACGAGCTCGCCTTCCTTGCGTACCAGGATGGGAGGAACCTGACCAGCTCCCTCGGCCTTGAGCTCGACGAGCATCTTCAGGTGCGCATCGCAGACACCGATCTGCCGATGGCGGTTGACCACCCGCACGTGGTTGGTTGCCGGGTCGCCGCACACGAAGCAGAACTTCGCGAACGCCTCGTCGGTCATCGCGCCCTTGTAGTTGTGGAAGTCGTCGCCCGCGATGGGAGAACCGCATGCGTGGCCTAGACAGGCGTCTCCTGGGATTCCCCGGTCACGTGCCTCCCAATACCGTACGCACGTCGAGCAAACCGCAGAGAGGCCCCCTGCGGTCGCCGCCTTCATCATCTGAACCGGAACGGTCATCTGAAACTCACGTCTGGTTGAGGACGCGTCGCTCCGGAGTGAATTCGGTGCGACGCGCGATGTCGAGAGTGAAGCCGGTGAAGTCGGGACCGTCGAAGGGGTAGCCCGTCTCCTGCGCCTGCGTCACGTCGAAGAAGTAGCCGGCGTTGGGGATGTTCGAGTCGACGCCTTGAGCGAACTGGTCGAAGTGGGGGATCTGCCACACGCGAATGACGTCCCCCTCCTTCGGGGCCATGATGAAGTTGGCGTTCTCCACCGAGAGTCGGGACAGGAAGAGCTTCCCGGTCCAGATGATGCGAGCGCCTTCCTCACGCACCTCGAAAGCCTGCTCGGGCCAGTCGAGGTTGCCGGTGAGCTTGTAGGGGCCGTGCCAGACGCGCTCCTCGGGCTCGTTGTAGAGCGGGTCGAGCTGCGACTTCTCGAGGTCTTGACTCCAGTAGGTCACCTCGGTGCCCGACGCTTCCGACTGCTCCTTCGTCCAGATGGCGAACAGGTCCGTCTGGTTGCAGTTCAGATCGAACTTGCAGGCCGGCTTCACGATCGGGCACACATCGAGGCGAAGGGGTTCGACCTTGCATGCGCATGTGCCGCACTTCACCTTCGCCATGTCGTCTCCTTAGCTTCGGGTTTGACCTACCCAGTCGTAAACTTCATCGGGTAGCCGGTCAGCATGATCTCTTCGTTGAGCTTCTCGAGCATGGCGTTGGCCTCGCTGAGGAGCACGTCCCCGTTGA